CGAGCTGGAAACAAGAAGGTGTGTTAAAAAAAGGTTTGACTTATCCGATAAATATAGTATTATAATTATGAGAGAGTAACTATGAAAACAAATGTAGCTTTAAAACGTAGTGGACTGTTACTCTGGTAACTCTCTTATTTTAACTAACGGAGAATAAAAATGGACGATTTAACAAAACTAATGCTAATGGATCCGCATTTTATACAAGCAATGAAAGACCTAGAAGACAGAGGCTTTATAAAAGTAAAAGGAGAAGAGGGCATTGAAATAGTAGACAAAGAAGGACTCCAAGAATATTACGACAATTTTGGAATAGCTCCTGATCATTTCCCAAAGGTCGTAAAAAGCGATGTATAAATATTACGTTATACACAATGTTCATGGTAAGAAAACTATTGAAGCTAGTAACACCTATCAAGCATGTAAAAAATTTGCTGAATATTTTGGATTAAGGAGCACGTCAGGTGTCAATGCGTACTTGTTGACAAAGACCCATGTAGCAGATTTTTAAATAATTTAGTTCCCGTTCCCGTTCCCGTTTGGGTATGGGTTCGGGGTTTAACTTTTGTAGGAGGCTGCTGGCCCGCCAGGGACGCATGGGAAAACTTCTTCCCGTTCCCGTTTGGAAGCCAAGTTACCTCTACTTTTTTGTAATGATTGTTTTCCAGCCCGGCGGCACGGGAAATGCGAAAGTTCATTAACTTGCGGTTTGGTCATAACACATAGAAAAAAATCATTTGCATTATCCGATAAATATATTATAATAATATTTTAACTAACTAACGGAGGATAAAATGGGATTTGATTTATACGGACAAAATCCAAAATTAAAAAGCGAAGAGCCTTATATTGATTGGACTAAAAACCCAACAAAAGAAGAGAAGGAAGAATACTTCAAAGCTAGAGAAAAATTTGAAGAAGAAAATCCAGGTCATTATTTTAGAAATAATGTATGGTGGTGGAGACCATTAGCAAATTATGTTTTGCAGTTAATGGAAAATGAGTTTACAGGAAAGGAGCAAGCTAGTTGGCATCATAATGACGGCTATGAAGTAAGCGAAGAACAAGCTAAAAAAATTGCTGATAAACTTGAGAAAGAACTAAAAACAAACAGAGTAAAAACTATAGAAGAGTTTTACAAAGTAAAGATGAAGAAAGCAGAAGAAGAAAACAAAATTGTAGGACAAAAACACGAAGAACTAAAAAAAATCGTTGCAGAAAAAACTGGAAAAAATAATTTAGTTCCTAGAGAATATCCAGAACCATTTAATAGTCAATGGAATGATATTCAAAAGCAGTTTAATTACGATTCTTCCTATCCATTTTCAGAAGAAAATGTAATTGACTTTATGAAGTTTTGTCGTTCATCTGGAGGATTTCAGATTTGCTAATGTTTGCAACAGACATTTTTAGTCTATTTCTAGAGGGAGTGTTTTATTTAGCACTCTCTCTTTGTATTTTATATTGGACATAATTAATAACCTTTCCCGTTCCCGTTCCCATTTCATTTGGTAGCAGGTCACATTATTGCTGCTGCTGGCTGGCCAGGGATCGCACGGGACGGGAAATGACTTCCCGTTTGTTCCCGTTCCCGATACAACTTTTCGAAGCAATTTAGATTAACTGGCTGTGCGATCCAGCCAGAAAAAAATGGTGATGGAATTTTTTTTGTTTCAAAAAAAAATAAAAAAAAATGCAATTAATGTAAAATAAAACTTGATTATCCGATAAACTACTATATACTTATATATAAGTTTAATCATCAAACACTAACGGAGGTAAATATGAAAAAACTTAAATTAAAAAGTGAGCAACTAACAAAAGAAGAAATTATGTTTAATTTTGTTATTGCTGATTCCAACTATAAGAAGTTTAAAAAAGAAAGAAATAAACTTCTACCATTTGTAAAAGAGATATTAGAAGATACAGACAACAACACTTTTACATTTAAACTTCTACCACATATAAAAGGTTTTATTCAAAAGGTTTCAGTATTTGCTGAAAGATTTGATACAACTACCTTTAGAAAGGAAAAACCTTCTATTGCTGAACAGTATATGATAGAAAGAGAATCAACAACAATCATAACTGATAATGCTAAAATCGAGGTGCAAAAATGAGTGTACTAGATTTAATAAATAATACTAACCTTGTTACTCCTTCGAGAGTAACAGAGTTAGCTAATTCAATTACAGATGAGCAAAGAACACAAATCAATTATCAATTAATCTGTAGTGCATTAGAAAAAGCAATTGTTGAGATTTATGCTCAATATCCTAATAATCAAGTTACTAATGATTTACGAAATAAAGTAAACAACTACCTTGCTGAATTGCAAGTAGTATTAAACGGAGGTAATTAATATGTATACAAAAGAGGATTTAAAAAGAGATGTTGAAGACCTTAAGAAAGCTAAAGACGAATTAGTTAATAAGATAGACGATTATAAAAAAGAGTTAGACGAATTTTTATTAGCAATAAAAGTTAAAAAGGTTAGACAACATTATGATTATTTAATTAAATCTAAAGCTCAGAAATGGGCTTTAGATTACTGGTATGGAGTGTATAAAAAATTACGTAGTAGGCAGGTTATGAACAGGCTTTAACAAGGCTCAAAAGCCATTTAAACGGCGATTTGCCCCGTTCTCGTTCCCTTTGGGCAAGTCCCTCTGTCGCCCCGACAGAGGGGCAAGGGGCAAGGTAAATACATGTAGAACTTTGCAAAACGTCTAGACTGGTGTATAAATACATTATGAAGACAGATTTGCTTACCACAGAAAAACTGAGGCTCGAAGTAGAAAAGAGATGGATTGAGCACGTTAAATTATGTCAGGATAATTTTTTATATTTTGTTAAAGAGGTATGGCCTGACTTTATATATCGTAAAACAAATGATCCGAAAAAACTTGGACATCATCAAATTATAGCAAATCAGTTCACTAACATAGCTGCTCAAAGAAAAGGGAGGCTCATTATAAACATGCCCCCAAGACATACTAAATCTGAATTTGCATCTGTGTACTTTCCTGCTTGGATTATTGGAAGGTTCCCTAAATTAAAAATTATGCAAGTTTCTCATAACACAGAACTTGCAGTAAGGTTCGGAAGTAAGGTTCGTAACATTATTGATTCGCCAGAGTATAAACAAATTTTTGGAGACGTTAGACTTCGTGAGGACTCCAAAGCAAAAGGACGATGGGAAACTAATCAAGGTGGAGAATATTATGCAGCAGGTGTTGGTGCGTCAATCACGGGTCGTGGTGCAGATTTACTGATCATTGATGATCCACACACGGAACAAGATTCGATGTCTGATGTTGCTATGGAACGTGCATATGAATGGTACACTTCAGGACCACGACAAAGATTACAACCTGGAGGCTCAATATTATTAGTAATGACAAGATGGGCAGAAGATGATTTGACTGGCAGATTGTTAAAGGCTCAAACAGAACCAAAAGCTGACAATTGGAAACAAATATCTTTTCCTGCGATCCTCGATTCAGGGAACCCAGTATGGCCTGAGTATTGGAACCTAGAAGAATTAGAAAAGATCAAAGCTTCTGTACCGATTCGTAATTGGTCAGCTCAGTATATGCAAGAACCAACTTCTGATGAAGGAGCTATAATAAAACGTGAATGGTGGCAACCTTGGGATGGGAATGGGGTCCCCAATTTAATACATGTCATACAAAGTTATGATACAGCATTTAGTAAAAAAGAAACTGCTGACTATAGTGCGATAACAACATGGGGTATTTTTTATCCTGAAGAAGGAGGACCACCTCAAGTTATATTGTTAGATGCCATACGAGGTAAATATGATTTTCCAGAACTCAAAGTTGTAGCATTAGATGCGTATAGATACTGGGAACCTGAAACAATAGTTATTGAACAAAAAGCAAGTGGAGAACCATTGACTCAAGAATTTAGAAGAATGGGTATACCTGTTGTACCCTTTACACCAACTAAAGGTAATGATAAACACACAAGAGTAAATGCTGTTGCACCAATATTTGAAAGTGGTTCTGTGTGGTTTCCTTATGGAGAAAAATTTGCAGAAGATGTTATTGATGAATGTGCTGCTTTTCCAAACGGAGCTAACGATGATTATGTAGATAGCATGTCCCAAGCTATGTTACGATATAGACAAGGGCATTTTGTGGAGTTATACTCAGATTATGTCGATAACGAGGATAGACCTCCGAAAGAATATAACTATTATTGAGGATCGTATGATACAAAAAATTAAAAGAGTTATTTATAAAATTAAACAAAGATTATTTGGGAAATTGTGTGAGTGCTTACCTAAAAAGAAAAAAGGACCCGGTAGACCACGAAAGAATAGTTAATGGCATACGAAGAAGATTCAGGTATAGGCTTAGGAACAGTTGCTACAGTAGGAGCAGGTATTGCTGGTCTTGTGTTTCGTAAAAACATTGGTAAGTTTGTAAAAGATTATGTTACCGAAGCTAAACGAGTCACGGACCCTGATGCTTTACTAAAGAAACAAAAAGCAGTAGTAGAGCAACAACAAAAAGATGCAGAATATGGTGGTAGAACATTTGGTACGGAGATTATAGAGCAAGATAAAGGTATCGCTTCTGTAAGACCTTCCCAAGAATTAGTTCCTATTGTTGATAAAGTAGAGGAGATAAAAACTCCTAAACCATTAACACCAGGACAGATTGCACAAAAAGAAGCAAGAGCTGTTTTACAAAAAGAAAATGAATTTTTACAAGAACAAAAGAAAATAACTAGAGAACAACCTTTCACATTAGGAGGTGCTGCATTTAGAGGAGATATGTATGGAGTAGGTTCTCCTTTATACGATGCGGTTGTTAGAAAATCTCCTTCTGCTAAACCTATGCCTGTAAAATACTGGGAAGATTTTTTTAAGAAAAAACTTGATGTAGAATTTGTTCCGTTTAGTAGAAAAGTTGAGACAGTTACAAAAGATGAAATAGCTGATGCTAATATTGCTAAGTATAATAAAAAAGGTCAGTTAGTAGATGGTTATTTAAAATACATAAAAGATATAAATGCAGAAAGTTCTTTTGATAATGAGGTTCGTATATCTCCTATTACTATAATGAGTTTAATTAAAAACGCACCTGCTAATAATTTAAGAGTAATCGAACATGATTCTTTATTTTATAAAAAAGATACAGATAATTTATTAAGTTTTGGTGAATCTGTTTATAAATCACTAACTGGTGTGTTACCAAATAATTTTCAAAACAAAAGTATAAAACAAATAGATGCTTTACTTGCTAGAACACCAGAAGGTGGTGACAGAAATCTTTTATTAGATTTACGAAATATTAAAGTTAAATTAGAACAAGGTAAAGGATCTGTATCTCATTTAAGAAGTGATGGTTTAAAAAGAGGACAAAACCCTAACAATGCTCTTTTTGCAAATCCTTTTGAAGGCTCTCATCAAACCTCAGAATCTTTTAAAGATTTAATGTTTAGAATCGGTGCGAGAAGAACAAATAATGAGTTAAGTGCAACAGATCAAAAAATAAGTTCTATTCTGGATAAACCTGTAAGTTCATTAAACTATAAAGGTGGTTATAATGTTAAACCTGATATTACAATTAGAGAAGCTCTTGATGGTTTAAGAAATACAAGTTTAAGAGCCAGAGATACTATGGAACAAATTTTATCAAGGTCAGGTTCTAGTGCAAATGTAAACGCAAAAAAAAATGTTTTTGATATGACTAAATCTTACAAAGAGGTAAGTAAGTTAATGAATAAATTACCTCATGTGAAATATCCTCAATACGAAGCTTACAGAATATATGGTCCAGAAGATTATTTTGAATCTGTAATTTATGTAGATCCAAAAATTATTGATGGGGTAAGAAAAAATGTTCCTAATTTTAGGATTACACCTTCTCATTATCATAACGATATATTTGGTAAATCTATTGAAGGACAAGTATTACATCTTAGAGGTGGTGTAAGAGAAGTTGATGGAGGAGGTAAAGCTTTATCAATTGATGAAATGCAAAATGATATTAACCAAAGAGTACAAAAAGCTATTAAAGATAAAAAAGTAAAAATGGCTAGAGATAAATTAGATGAAGAGTTAGAGTTTTTAAAAGATACTCCAGAAGTAAGAAGAGCAGTTGCGACATGGAAAAGAACTAAAGCAGCAAAATATTTTTCAGATCGTCAACAAAATATGGATAATGTAGATGACGCTCAAATGTTTAGATATTATAAAGATGCTATGTATAGAGATTTGACACCAAAAGATATAGGTGAATTAGTTTCAAAAGAATCTCGTATACCAAGTATAGGTAAAAAATATTTATTTGATGAAGCTGCGGAAAATAAAATTCGTATGAATCAATTTAATCTTGATGCTGTAGGGACAGATTTATACAGAGATAGATTACTTACAATATCTGATGAGATGTCTTCGATTACCGATAAAGGTGCTCGTATGACAAGAAAAGATATAGAGAGACTTAAAAATTTACAATTAAAACATGAAGAAATATCTGAATTAATACCAACTGTTTCAAATAGACCTGCAAGTACACATCCTCATATGCCTTTTTACAAAAAAGAACAATGGGGTGCATTGGGTATGAAATACGCTATTCGTAAAGCTGCAAAAGATGATTTAGACTGGGTAACAATAAACCCTTATGAAGTGGTTCATCATAGAGAAAGTGCAAGACTTGGTAACTTAGAGTTTTATGGTAACTATAGAGGTGGTGGAGATATTAAAAAAAGAACTGATATTAATATTGCTCAACGTGAAGTTGATTATGTAAAAAAACTTGCAGAAAAAAAAGGCTTGGCTCCTGGTAGTCCTGAGTATTTAAGAATGTTAGGAGAAATATCAAGAAGAAAAACATTAAGAACTAAACCAGATTTTGTAGAGTTAAATACTTCTGGCTCAGCTACAGGTAGAAAAAAAGCAGAAGCCAAAGGTGCAACTATACCAAATTTTATGAAAAAGTTTGCTGAGGATTATGGAACAGAAGTTAAATCAATTAGAGTAGCTAAATCAGATCCAAAGAAAAATATTAAAATAGTAAGAGATATAGATGTAATAGATGCAGACACAGGTAAACCAAAAAAATTTGTAGAACATATTGCTGCTTTCACAGAAGATGAGTACGATGCTTTAAAATTAAATGGTTCTATCCCTACATTTGCAAGTGGGGGTAGAGTTCTAAAAAGAAAAGCAGGAGAATATTATAGAGAAGATTATTACGACACATTTGCTTTAAAAATAAAGCCAGAGTTTAAAGATATACCTATTAAAGGATATAGAAAAGGTGGTCTAGCACAAAACATATTTAAATGGTAAGGTAATTTATGGGAAAAAAAGCTAACAGAAATATTGAACGTCTTAAACTTGCTCAAGAGCTACTTGAAAGACAAAAACCACCAACTTTTGATGCTCCTGACTTATTATCTATTGTTGAGAGAAAAAATAGAAAACTTCGTTCTGCTGATATATCAAGAGGAGCTATGTATAATTTACCCATAGATGATATTGCAGTTCAATCTAGAGAAAGTGCAAAAACTATTAGTGCAAAGTCAGGAACTTTTGTACAATGCCCAAGTAAAAAAGAAATTAAAATAAAAAAAACAAGGCTTACATAATATGGCACAAGATGATGATATTTTAGAAGAACAAGTTGTTGAAACAGATGAAATTATAGATGAACCTATAGATGATGAAGCTGATCAACCTACAATAAATGATCCAGTTGAAGAAGATGTTGAGGTTGAGGTAACAGAAGGTGAAGATGATGGATCTGAAGAAGTTGAGGTTGAAGAAGATGACTTTTATTCTAATTTAGCTGAAACTTTAGATGAAAGAATATTATCTAAACTTGCAGGCGATTTAATTACAGATTTTAAAAAAGATAAAGAGTCTAGAGCAGATTGGGAAAAGTCTTACATATCAGGTTTAGATTTATTAGGTTTTAAAAACAGTTCTGACAACCAACCTTTTGCAGGTGCGAGTTCTGTTACTCATCCTTTGTTAGCTGAATCTGTTACACAGTTTCAAGCACAAGCTTTTAAAGAATTACTTCCTGCTCAAGGACCTGTAAATACTCAAGTGATTGGAGATGATTCTCCAGAAAAAGAGCAACAAGCTAGTCGTGTGAAAGATTTTATGAATTACATGATTACTGAAGTGATGGAAGAATACACAACAGACTTTGATCAATTACTTTTCTATCTACCCTTAGCAGGTTCTGCTTTTAAAAAAATATATTATGATGACGTAATGGATAGAGCTATAGCAAAGTTTATTCCTGCTGAAGATTTAGTTGTACCTTATTATGCTACTGATTTAAAAGACTGTGAAAGAATTACTCATGTAATTAAAATGAGTGAGAATGAAATATTAAAAAAACAAAGAGCTGGTTTTTATAGAGAGGTAGATATATTACCTTCTCGACAAGATGAAAATGAAGTTCAAGATAAATATAATCAAATAGATGGTGTTTCAGGTAATGATGATACAGACAATCAATTTAATGTATTAGAGATTCATGTTGATTTAGATATTGAAGAGTATGAAGTTGAAAATTCAGAAAAGAATGTAAAGATACCATATATCGTTACTATAGATGAAGGCTCACAAGAAGTTTTATCTATCTACAGAAATTATTCTCCTGAAGACCAGTTATTTAAAAGAAAAGAATATTTTGTTCATTACAAGTTTTTACCAGGTCTGGGATTTTATGGGTTTGGTTTAATACATATGATTGGTGGTTTATCAAGAACTGCTACTGCTGCACTAAGGCAATTATTAGATGCTGGTACTTTAAGTAATCTTCCAGCTGGCTTCAAATCAAGAGGTTTAAGAATTAGAGATGATGATCAACCTTTTCAACCTGGAGAATTTAGAGATGTAGATGCTCCTGGTGGAAATATAAAAGATCAGTTTCAATTATTACCTTTCAAAGAGCCAAGTGGTACACTTTTTCAGCTTTTAGGTTTTGTTGTTCAAGCAGGACAAAAGTTTGCTGGTACTTTAGACATGCAAACAGGGGAAGATAAACAAAATAGAGCAGTTGGAACGACTTTAGCTTTACTTGAACGTGGTTCAAGAGTTATGTCAGCTATTCATAAGCGTTGTTATTACTCAATGAGGGTAGAATTTAGACTTTTAGCTGATGTTTTTGGCACATATTTACCTCCAAGTTACCCTTATGCTGTAGCTGGTGGTAATAATATGATAAAACAGGTAGATTTTAGTCCAGAAGTGGATATTATTCCTGTTGCAGACCCAAATATTTTCAGTTTATCGCAAAGAATTACTCTTGCTAGTCAGCAATTGCAGATTGCACAGTCTAATCCACAAATGCACGATCTAAGAGAGGCTTACAAAAGAGTATATTTGGCTATGGGAACTAAAGATATAGATAAATTACTAAAACCAACACCCAAACCAACACCAGTTGATCCTGCTGCTGAAAATGGTAAAGCTTTACGTATGGAAATACCCCAAGCTTTTTATTTTCAAAACCATGATGCTCATATTGCTACTCATGTATCTTTTATGAAAACAAGAATGGTTGAGGTAAACCCTATGGTTAATGCTTTATTGTTAACTCATGTTATGGAACACATTTCAATGAAGGCAAGAGCACAAGTTATGATGGAAGTTAAAACAAATAGACCTGATTTAGTTCAATTAGAACAAGTTGACCCTCAATCTTATCTTGCAGAAACAGAAAGTATGATTGCTGAACAAATAGGTGTCTTAACTGCTATGTATGTTGAAACAGAACAAGGTGGTAAGAAACCAGATCCATTAGTTATGTTGAAACAAAAAGAATTAGATCTTAGAGCAATGGATATTCAAAGGAGAGCTCAAGAAAATGCTGCTGATATGCAAAGAAAGTCTGGTGAGTTTGCAGAGAGATTAGATTTAGACAGGATGAAACGTGAAGATGCAGAAGAAGCAGGTAAAGAAAGAATAAGAGTTGCTGATGAAAAATTAGATTTAACAGAAATGAAAATTATGAATGATATGGAGAAAAAAAATGAAAGGTAAAAGATTTGGACCACCTCCTTCGAAAGGACCAAACCCACAAGGTATAAGAATAACTATGATACAGATAGGAGGCTTATCGAATATGGGAAGTTTTGGTTGCCCTCATCGTGAAACTGGTGTAAAAAGTGATATACAAGGTATAAGTGATATACAAATTAAAGGAAAAAAATTTATTGGTTTGAAATGATTGCTGGAGATTCTTTAGAATACGAATTTATAACAGAAGAAATACAAAAGCTAAAATTCAACGATGTAGTTCTTACTTGCGAGATAGGTTTAAGAAGAGGGCTTGGTTCAAAAACAATTATGGATGCTGTTATAGAAAAAAATGTTCCACATTATAGACATGTCGCTATTGATCCTTATGGAGATTTAAAATACCAGCACTCTGATGACGGACATGCTTATATAGCTGATTATAGTGATCACATGAAAGTAGAAACTTTATACGATTTAGTAAAGTACAAAGAATTTGCTTTTTTTGAATTTCCAGACACTTATTATTTTAAAATTATGAAAGATGGGTATCCATTTAGTATTAATGGTAGTACAGAATATCATGAAAAATATACAGTTGTTCATTTAGATGGACCACACACAACATTAGCTGTTAGTCAACAAATTACTTTTTTTATGCGATACATGGAAGATGAAAGTATAATTATTATAGATGATCATAAATTAATAAAAACAAATACAATTGATTGGTCTCTAGAAAAAATAGGTTTTAAAAAAGTAAAAGAAGGCGAGAGGAAAATAATTTATAAAAGAAAATGAGAACTTTTGATAACGCATGGAAAATGGCAATATCGCACAAAAAATGTTCTTTTTGTGATCAGCCAGCAGCAGAGTATGAAAAGTTTAAATATTATTGTGAACAACATTGGAATAAATTGAAAGGATTACCATATGACTCTTCTAAGTTTGATAGGACCAGCGACAAAATTAATCGGAAAGTTCGTAGTAGACAAAGACAAAAAAAATGAATTAGCACACAAACTTGCTAGTATGGCCGAGAAACATGCGAATGAATTAGCAAAAGGTCAAATAGATATTAATAAAGAACAAGCCAAACACCCAAGTATATTTGTTTCCGGAGCACGTCCAGCAATAATGTGGGTCTGTTGTTTAGGGCTCCTGTGGCAGTTTTTCATTCAGCCGATTGTAACTTATGTAGCTGTTATGTTTAACCCTGATTTCGTTCCTCTAAATTTGGAAATGGAGGGTCTCGTCACGTTAGTTATGAGCCTTCTAGGACTCGGAGCCATGAGATCCTTTGAAAAGTCAAAGGGTATTGCAAGAGATAACATGAAAAAATAATTATGTACGATATTGATACAATACAAACAATAAAAGCTCAAATAAGAAAAAAAATAAATGAATTAAAAGAATTTATAGCTTACAGTGTAGACACAATAGAAGAATTACACTATGTTAGAGGTAAGATCAATGCTTTAGAAACATTGCTTCAGGACTTAAATGACCTGCAACGAAAGGAGAACAACATTCATGACTTTGGTGACACCCAAAAAACCTAAATTAATAATACCTGAAACTAAAGAAAATAAACCTTCTGTTCCAAGAGGAACTAAAGAGACAGGTGAGTATATAGATAGTTTACCTGACCCAGTTGGTTATCGTATTTTAGTTAAACCACATGTACCAAGTAAAAAAACAAAAGGAGGAGTTATCCTTTCAGATAAGACTGCTGAAACTATGGAGATAACTACTGTAGTTGGTTTAGTAATTAAAATGGGTAATCTTTGTTACAAAGACAAAGAAAAATTTCCCAATGGACCTTGGTGTAAAGTAGGTCAATTTATAATTTATGGTCGTTATGCAGGAGCTAGGTTCAAAACTAACTTTGGAGAGCATAGGATTTTAAATGACGATGAGATTATAGCAACAATAAAAAAACCCGAGGATGTCCTCGCACTATTTTAAGGAGTAGTTATGGCTGAAAATGCAGTTGAATTAGATACTGACGGAATTGAAGAAAAACAAATATCTGTAGATGAATCACAATCAGATGTTAATGATAAACCTGAAATAGGAGAAGTAGATTTAGGTTATACTGATCCTATAAAAGAAGATACAAAAGCAAAAGTTATTACTACTGAATCTGATGATGTAGATGACTTATCAAAACATTCTGAAAATGTACAAAAAAGAATTAACAGTTTAACCAGACGAATGAGAGAAGCAGAAAGAAAAGAAAAAGCTGCTTTAGATTTTGCAAAAGGTTTACAACAAAAGTTTTCAAAAACAGAAGCTGATTTATATAAAACAGATAAAGAATATGTAAGTGAATATGAAAATAGAGTGGATGTTGAAACTGATAAAGTTAAAACTCAATTGAAAGCTGCTATGCAAGATCAAGATTATGATAAGATGATGGAGGCAAATCAAAATCTTACAAGACTGGCTGTTGAAAAAGAAAAAGCTAAAATGAGAAAAACAGAACTTGATCAACAAGCTGAAAACGTCAAATTAACACAAGAACAAGAACAACAAGTAGTTCCTCAAGAACCAAGTCCAAGAGCAAAAGATTGGGCAGATAATAATACATGGTTTGGTCAAGACAAAGTAATGACTAATGCCGCATATACCATTCATTCAGATTTAGTTCAAAAGGGGTTTGACCCAGAGTCGGAAGACTACTATACTGAAATTGACAAACAACTACAGGAAAATTTTCCTAGTAAGTTTGCAAAAGAAAGACCGATCCAAACTGTTGCCTCAGCGGGGCGTAAACAGCAAGGACGCAGAAAAGTGACGCTCACTCGGTCACAAGTAGCAATAGCTAGAAAACTCGGAGTGCCATTAGAAGAATACGCTAAATACGTGAAGGAGTAATATATGGAAAATAAAATAAACAAAACCTCACGCAGTTCAAGTGAAAGAAAAGAGAAAGTCAAAGCTTGGACTCCACCATCAAGTCTAGATGCACCCCCTGCACCAAATGGGTTCAAGCATCGTTGGATAAGAACTGAAAGCATTGGTTTTATGGATACAGGTAATGTATCTAAAAAACTTAGAGAAGGTTGGGAGTTCGTAAGAGCTGAAGAAGTAAAAAACCAACTTGGCGATCATGACTTTCCAGTGGTTCGAGAAGGCCAGTATCAGGGGTTAATCGGGGTTGGTGGCCTTGTGTTGGCAAGGATACCTGAAGAAATAGTCGAGCAACGCAGGAAATATTTTGAAAATATTACCTCTGACCAAGTAAAATCCGTTGATCAAGACATTCTAAGGGAGCAACGTCCTGAGATGCCTGTCAATATTGACAGACAATCACGGGTAAGTTTTGGTGGCTCTCGTAAGAAATGAGAGTTTTTTTGTTAATTATTTTATAAGGAAATAAAATATGGCTAATACTAACGTATCGTTTGGCTTGAGACCTTTATCAAGATTAGGTTCAAGTTACAACACTACTGGTACTACTGAATACAGAATAGCCGCAGGAAACGCCAATAGAATTTACCAAGGGATGCCTGTAATACCTACAGCCGCAGGGGTCATTGATGATCTTCAAGCAGCAGCAGGTGGAACAGTTTCTATTTTAGGTGTATTCTATGGTTGCGAGTATGTTTCAAGTACTACAGGAGAAGTAATTTTCTCAAATAACTGGCCTGGATCTGGGGCTGATACAAATCACCCAGTTAAGGCTTTCGTATATGACGATCCAATGCAATTATTTGTAATAGCAGTTGGTGATAATACAGGTGCAGCAACAGAATCTCTAGTGAGAGCTGACATTTTTATGAACTGTCCATTAATAAATGGTAACAGTGGTAATAACACAACCGGTATTTCTACTGCTACAGCAGATTTACAAAATGCAGCAGATACCGCATCACTTGCTTTGCGTATCATGGGTGTTCAAGAAGATCCTGAAAACTCAGATTTTACTGCTTTAGGTATTCCGTTGATCGTACGTATTAATAATCATTTCAACGCACCGAACGGCTCCATAGCCCAAGGTACAGTTTCAACAACAGGAGTATAAAGCATGGCTATATCTAGAACACAATTAGTTAAAGAGTTAGAACCAGGCTTGAACGCACTCTTCGGTTTGGAATATAACAGATATCAAAATGAACATGCAGAAGTGTTTGTAACTGAATCCTCTGACAGAGCTTTTGAAGAAGAAGTAATGTTAAGTGGTTTTGGTTCTGCCCCTGTGAAAGCAGAAGGTGGAGCAGTACAATTTGATGATGCAAATGAATCTTTCACTGCAAGGTATACACACGAAACCATTGCTATGGCTTTCGCAATTACCGAAGAAGCAATTGAAGATAATTTGTATGACAGATTAGCTGGTAGATACACAAGAGCTTTAGCAAGAAGTATGGCAAATACTAAACAAGTTAAAGCTGCAAATGTTCTTAACAACGCTTTTAACGCATCCTTTACTGGTGGCGATGGTGTTTCTTTATGTAACGCTTCACACCCATTATTAAGTGGTGGTACAATGGCAAATACTTTAGGGACAGCTTCTGATTTATCAGAAACTTCTCTTGAGCAATCTTTAATTGACATTGCTGCTTTCACTGATGAAAGAGGTTTAAAAATATCTCTACAAGGTGTTAAGTTGATAATTCCAAAAGAATTACAATTTACAGCTGAGAGAATTTTACAATCTCCTCAAAGAGTTGGGACAGCTGATAATGACATTAATGCTATGGCTTCAATGGGAATGATTCCACAGGGTTATAGAGTTAATCATTATTTAACTGATACTGATGCTTTCTTCATTATGACTGATGCTCCAAACGGATTAAAGCAATTCGTAAGAAGCCCAGTCAAAACTGCTATCGAAGGTGACTTTGATACTGGTAACGTGAGGTTTAAGGCTAGAGAAAGATATTCTTTTGGTTTTTCTGATCCAAGAGGAATATTCGGATCACCTGGAGCAGCTTAACACCCAATCCCTATAAGGTGTACAAGGGGGGCTTACATAGTCCCCCTTTTTTATGTATAATAAAATTACCAAGAAATATATAACTGATATAGACAGGCTTGGCTGACATCCCTAGTGGACTATATCTTTAAACTAGGAGCTAATAATGGCGAATACAACTTTTTCAGGACCAGTCCGTTCCGAAAACGGATTTGAGACTGTATCCAAAAATGCAACTACTGGCGCAATAACAATTACCAGTGGCGATAAGATGAAAAACGAAGCAGTAGGTGGTGCTGGTATTGAAGGCACAGCAGCAGTTTATATTACACAAGTAGAAAGATTAAAAAGTGATACAACTACTGGTGTCAATATAGTAAAAACAACTATTATGATTGACCTTACTGGATTAAATTCTGGTGGTGCAATAAACGACATTATCGGTAAAGATGGTTCGGGTGTAGCATACATTGGAAGAGTAACTACAGCAGATAATGGTGTAGTTTTTGGTGTGACTATGGAATCTTTTGAAACCCCAACTACTGGCGATCCAGATATTAATTTATATTCAGCAACTGAAGGAACTGGTGTTGAAGATACTTTAATTACTGATTTAACATCCACTTTAATAATTAATGGTGGTGATCAAACTGTTGGCACAAGAACAGCTGGTGGTACAATTGCTGCTGATCAATATTTGTATTTAGCAAGTGGGACTGCGACAGCAGGAACTTTTGATGCAGGTAGATTAGTTATCACAATACTTGGTTACGATGTAGCTAGTTAATAGGAGATTATTATGAACTCAGATATAGGAGCAAAAACTGTAACTAGCACTGGTACTATACAGTCTGGTCGAACACGTTTGCTGTCTATTTATTATGTAGGTCATGCTTCAGCTGGAAGTTTAACTTTTAAAGATGGTGGTGGAAGTGGTACACAGAAACTTGTGATCGCAACACCTGCTGGAAGTGCAGCTGACCAATACCAAGTGGATATGCCTTTAGATGGTGTTTTATTTAAAACAGATATACACTTGACTGTTAGCAACGTAACCTCTGTTACAGTTTTTGTAACACCGATTACGCCTGATACTGATAATGGATAATTACACAGCAGATTTGATTGGATTAAAAAGGGGAGGCATGCCTCCCCGAAACAAAAAGAACTTTCGTTCTACAAAGTCTGGTGCAGGAATGACACAAGCTGGTGTTATGGCTTACAGAAGAAAAAACCCAGGATCAAAATTAAAAACTGCTGTAACAGGAGATGTTAAGCCAGGAAGTAAATCTGCAAAAAGAAGAAAATCATTTTGTGCTAGAAGTGCAGGTCAAATGAAAAAATTTCCCAAAGCAGCAAAAAATCCTAATTCTAGATTAAGACAAGCTAGACGTAGATGGAAGTGTTAAATGAAATTATCAGAAAACTTTAATCTTAATGAATTTACAAAGTCTCAAACAGCAACAAGACATAATATAGATAATACACCTAGTATGACTGAAATTTTAAATTTAACAAGTTTATGTGAAAGAGTTTTACAACCTGTAAGAAATAATTTTCAAAAACCTATGATTATAAGTTCTGGTTTTAGATGTAAAGAATTAAATACTAAAATAGGTGGTAGTGCAACATCTCAACATGTAGTAGGTCAAGCAGCAGATATAGAAGTATTAGGTACAAGCAATTTAGAGTTAAGTGATTGGATTCACAATAATTTAAATTACGATCAACTTATTTTAGAATTTTATAATGAAAAAGAAGGACCAAATTCAGGTTGGGTTCATGTATCTTTTAATAATGAATCTAACAGACATGAATACAAAGAAGCTTATAAAAATGAACAAGGTCAAACAAGGTATAGGTTAAGATAATGGATAATATTACACCAGAGTTAGTTGAAACAGTTCATAACATATCATGGTTTGATGGTATATGTTATATCGTATTAGGGTTGACAACTTACGCTGCATATAAATGGATAAAAAACAAATGGCGATGAATAGAGGAAGTATGAGGCAACAAGTAACTAAAGGACCTCAAAAGAAAAAATTTTTAAAGAAAAGAAAAGTAAGAGTGGTGTCAGGCAACAAAAGAAGATCAAAAAGCAGGTTGTTTACATGATAGTTTTATTAATATATTATTATATCAGGAGTTTCTATGACAAAATTATGTCCAAGAGGTAAAGCAGCCGCAAAAAGAAAATTTAAAGTTTATCCCAGTGCGTATGCAAATGCTTATGCTTCAAAAATATGTGCAGGTAAAGCTAAAGACCCAAGTGGTGTAAGAAGAAAAGATTTTAAAGGACCAAAACCATCTAGCTCTAAAGTAGCAAGTGCTGCAAAAAGAGTTAGAACAGCTAATAAAGGAGCTATGATGAAAAAAAACAAACCAATTAAAGCAGGTAAAGGAATGTTAATGCCGTTGTTTGGATTAGCAGGTATGGCAAAATATATGCAAATGAATAAAAAGAAAAGAGGCACAGTTACAGCAGATCCTAATGCAGTTGATCCTATTACAGGTAGTCCTCCAAATCAAAATTCAGGAATGCAGCAACCTCAAGGTATGAAAAGAGGAGGTATAAAGCCAAAAAAAGCAGGATTAGGTTTAATGATGTTAATGAACCATATGAAAAAAATGGGTAAGAAACAAGGTAGAGCACAAGCCGCACAAGGTGAAGCTGAAGTTCTTGCGGCACAAAATGCTGCAAAACAAAACAGTGGTATGGGAATGTCAAAGATGAATGAAGGCGGTTATGTTTCTGGCTCTTACATTCAAGATGAATATAGTGAAACAAACTCATCTACAAAAAATTATTATAAAGATATGCTTGACTAATGAGTTTAGATAAATGGTTTAAAGAAAAATGGGTAGACATCGGAAGTAAAAAAAAAGATGGTAGTTTTTCTAAATGTGGCAGAAGTAAACAAAAAGCAGATTCTAAAAGAAAATACCCTAAGTGTGTTCCTTTAGCTAAAGCAAGAAGAATGTCAGAGGGTCAAAGAAAAAGTGCAGTTAAAAGAAAAAGATCAAGAGCTCAAGGTGTTGGCGGTAAACCAACAAACGTGAGTACATTTACAAAGAAATACTATGGTGGTATGATTAACATAAACTAGGAGAATAAAATGGCAGAAAGTTTATATGAAAGATTTAAAAAATTTGCAGCAAGTGGCACACCTCCAAAAGATCAAAGAGGTAAAGGTAGTTCAGGCTCAATAACTGGTAAAATTATGCCTCCAAGAAAATCTGTAAAAGAAAAAAAGGCAGCTAAAAGAAAAGATATGTTTGACAGAAACACTAGACCAGCAGGTATGGACACATCTGGAAATCCTTACAAATCAAAAAAGAAAAGTACATCAAAAGTAGGTGATAAATTTGGAGCAACAAAAGCATTGAGTTTCGGACAAGCTTTTAAAGCTGCAAGAAAAGAACAAGGTGCTGGAGGTGTTTTTACATATAAAGGTAAAAAATATACTACTGATTATGCAGAAGAAGCCAAAAAAGCTAAAACAAAAAAGAAAGTTACAGCTAAGAAAAAAAGTATAAAAGAGTCTATGGGTATTACGGATGATTTATCTCAATTTGGGGGCTCTTCAATATATCGAGGTCTTAACAAAGGTGGTATGGCACAAGGTTATGGTAGAGCTGCAATGAGACCTGGTAAAGATCCAAGAACTATCTCTAAAACATAGGAGAGAAAAATGCCAGTATTAGGCGATGCTAAAACTTTTAAAAGATTAGGTTACAAAAAAGTTAGAAGTAAAGGTAAAAATACCTATACAAAAGATGTTAGAGTTAAGAAAATTAAACTTGACGAGATGCAAAGTGATGTGCAGAAAAAAGCATCGGGTGGTTCTGCTGAATTAATAAAAGATATTAAACCACCAAGTCAGGGCAGCGGAAAAGCCAAAATAAAAAAACCTACTAAACCTCTAAATAAGGAAAAGAGAAAAGCTAAAGTAAAAAAACCTATAGCTAAACCTTCACCAGGACAGTTTAAATATTCCAATGGGGGTAAAGTTAAAACAAAAAAACCAAAAAGTAGATTACTTAACCCTTATATTGATTTTGGAAAAACTAAAGAGTTTGCAAAAAACGAAAAAGCAGGTTCAGTTGTGAAAACAAGTAGAGCAAAAGTTGGAACCACATTTGGTAGAAATTTAGACGTAGGTGTGACTTATGATAAAAATACATACTCTAAAAGAAACTTTAAACAAAAAACTAAAAAAACAGGTGTGGAAGCTACTTTAGCAGGTCAAAGAGGTAGAATAACTTTTTCAGCAGGAAAACAATCTCAGAGTAATCCTTATGAAGGAAGATCAGCAGGAAAATATTTTAATGTGCAAGGTAGAATTAATTTAAGAAAAGCTGAAGGTGGCTTAACTCCAAAACAATCTTCTCAAATGGATGTTGATAAAGATGGTAAAATTAGTTCCAACGATCTTAAATTAAAAAGAGAAGGTTTTGCAAGAGGTGGTGGCATAGCTATACAAGGCACAAAGTTTAATGGGATAAAATAATGGCGACTTCAGGAACTACTTCTTTTGATTTAAATATAGATGAGATTGTTGAAGAAGCATATGAGCGATGTGGTGTAAGAACAAACTCTGGCTACGATTTAAAATCAGCAAGACGAAGTTTAAATATTTTATTTTCTGAGTGGGGTAATAGAGGTGTACATCTTTGGAAAGTAGAACTAAAAGAACAATTACTTACAGCAGGAACTTCTACTTATGATTCTCCTTCAAATGCAAATGATATTTTAGAAGCTTATGTTAGCACTACGACTGGTACAACTTCATCTACAAATGATGTATCTTTAACAAAAATAAGCAGAAGTGAGTATGCTGCTTTACCTAATAAAGGTGCAACAGGGCAACCTAGTCAATATTATATTGATAGACAAACTACTCCTAAAATAACATTGTATCAAACACCAGATGCAACTACATACAAATATGTTAAATATTATTATTTAGAAAGAATTGAAGATGCAGGGAACTATACTAATCAAGCTGACGTGGTCTTTAGATTCATTCCATGTATGGTGGCTGGTCTTGCCTATTACTTGAGTTTAAAAAGAGCTCCTCAATTGGTACAACAAAATAAATTAATATATGAAGATGAACTTAATAGAGCTTTAGCTGAAGATGGACAAAGAGCCTCTACTTATATTTCGCCACAAACTTACTTTCCACAAGGTGCGTAATGGGTTATGCAAGAGGTAAATATGCAAAAGCAATATCTGATAGATCAGGTATGGCTTTTCCTTATAGAGAAATGGTTAAAGAATGGAATGGTTCTTTTGTTCATAAATCTGAGTTCGAACCAAAACATCCTCAAATAAAAAGAAAACACATTAAATCAGATCGTGTTGCTTTAGCAAACGCTAGACCTCAACATAAAAATCCTAATCAAGAATTTCTCCTATATATAAGCAGTGGGTTTTTTGCTGAGGTCGGCGATAGTGGTATAAATAGTGGGGCTAATATGTCAGTAAATCACAGTAATGATATATTAGGACATAAATTAACTGCTTTAGAAGTTACATCTTCAGTTGGAACAAATTTTACAGTAGTGATATCATGAGTATAACACATGCTAATTTTTTAACACAAGTTCGTAATTATACAGAAGTCGATTCTAATGTTTTATCAGATACTCTACTAGATCAGTTTATAAGAAACACAGAATTAGATATTGCTGGTAAAGTGGATTATGATGATATTAGAAAATATGTTACAGGTTCAACTGGTACACAAAAATATTTAAATATGCCAGATGATTGTATTATTATACGTTCTGTGCAAGTTATAAGTAGCAGCACCAGAGATTTTTTAGAAAAAAGAGATACTTCTTTTATTGCTGAATATAACCCTACTGATGCTACTGGTCAGCCTAAATATTTTGCAAACTGGGATGACAAAAATATATTATTTGCTCCAGTACCAGACCAAAATTATGATGTTCAATTAAATTACATAAAAGATCCTGATCATTTTACTAGCTCTACAACAACTTTTTTATCACAACATCAAGAAAATTTATTACTGTATGGTGTTTTAACTGAATGTTTTAGTTATTTAAAAGGACCTATGGATATGTACAAACTGTATGTAGACAAGTATAATGAAGAGACGCAGGCGTTTATGTTAGCACAAACTGGAAGACGTAGACGATCTGAGTATGATAACGGAGTGATGAGGGTTCCTGTGCAATCACCATCGCCAACAAATTAGGAGAAAAAAAATGGCAATAACAACAAGTGCAGTATGTAATGTATTTAAAACAGATGTCTTAAAAGGAATACATAATTTTAGTAGTCCTGGAGGTAATAGTTTTAAATTAAGTATGTATACATCAAGTGCAACTCTTGGTAAATCAACTACTTCTTTCACAACAGACAATCAGGTGTCTTCACCTTCTGGTTATAGTTCAGGTGGTAAAGCTTTAGTATCTACAACTCCAACTTTGAGTACAGATACTGCTGTTTGTGATTTTGCTGATTTATCTTTTGTAGGTGTTACGCTTACAGCAAGAGGTGCTTTAATTTATAACGACACAGCTTCTGGTGATCCAGCAGTTGCAGTATTAGATTTTGGTGGAGATAAAACAGCTACTTCAGGTACATTTACAATACAATTTCCTACTGCTAATGCTTCAGATGCGATTATAAGAATAGCATAAATAGGAGTAAGTAGTCGTGACTACAAGAACATTTACTGTCACAGTACAAAATGTCGGTGGTTACAATAAGTATTTTATTGATGGAGTACAACAAGATACAGTTGTACTTGCTGAAAATGGTACTTATGTATTCAACTGGTCTGCTGCTACAGGACATCCATTAAGGTTTTCTACAACCTCTGATGGAACTCATAATAGTGGTAGCGAATATACTACTGGTGTAGTTAAAGATGATGGTAATTATTTAACAACAATTACTGTTGCTGCATCAGCACCAACCTTATATTATTATTGTCAATATCACTCAGGTATGGGTGGACAAGCAAACACAGTATCTGCGACATCGTGGGGTATGTTGACTTGGAATACTGGTGTTTGGGGTAATCAAGCAGACCAAACAGTTACTGTAACCGGTGTTGCTGGAACTTCAGCAATTGGTTCTGTTACTATTGAGTCAGTAATTAATACTGGTTGGGGTAGAGTTGGCTGGGGTAAATTTGGTTGGGGTATTGGAGGACAAGTAGTTGCATCTGGAGTTTCTTCAACTTCAGCAGTCGGAAGTGTTACACAAACTATTACCGCAGATATAGATGTAACAGGAGTAGCTGCAACTAGCTCAGTAGGTACTACTACTCAATCTATAATACAAGAAGTTACTGCAACAGGTGTAAGTGCTACAAGTTCAATTGGAAGTGTAGTTGTTACTCATACTGGTTTAGTAGCACCATCTGGTGTTTCGGCTACGTCAAGTGTAGGATCTGCTTCTGTTGATGAAAGATTTTTAATTGGTTCTGGTTGGGGTAGATTAAGTTGGGGTAACCAAGTTTGGGGTGGAGTATATGCTGTTATTCCAAGTGGAGTAAGTGCTACCTCTGCTATCGGATCTCCTACTATTGTTGTTAACTGTGATGTTTCTGTTACTGGTGTAGCAGCAACAAGTGCAATGGGTTCTGTTGCAGGTATATCCACAGATATTTTAATTACACAAACTGGTTTAGGATTAACAAGTTCTGTAGGCAGTTCAACTATTGAAATTACTTTTGGTGCAGTAGTAACAGGTGTTTCTGCAACATCAACATTAGGATCTGTAATAGTAGCACCTAAAATAGAAGTGCCAGTTATAAATTCAACTCTAACATCTTCTGTCGGTTCTGTTACATTTACTATAACTGGTTCAGTAGAAGTAACTGGTGTATCTTCAACAAGTGCAGTTGGTTCAATAACACCTATATCAGGATACGATGTAACCGGTGTTGCTCTTACTTCGGCAGTTGGTAGTCCAACAGAAGTTACAGGTACTGGTTTAATAGATGATGTAACTGGAGTGGTATTGACGAGCTCAACTGGAAATGTAATAATAATTGCATGGTCAGAGATAGACACTGGAACACCAATAACATGGTCAGAGATAACAACAGCGGCATAAAAAAGGAATAAAATATGGCATCTTCATACTCATCAGATCTTAAACTAGAACTCATGGCGACTGGCGAGAACGCAGGTACATGGGGCGATAAGACTAATACAAATTTAAATTTAGTACAACAAGCAATAGGTGGTTTTGAACAAGTCACAGTCGGAGACGGAGCAACAGTTGCTTTAGCTATGTCCGATGGAGCAATATCTAATGCTAGAAATATGGTTATAAAAGTAGCAACAGTAACTTTATCTGGAGCAACAGTATTAACTGTACCTAATAGTATAGAAAAAATGTATATTTTCGATGTAACAGGAGTTACAAACCCAACAAATTTAACAATTAAAACAGCAAGTGGATCTGGTTTTTCTCCAGACCAACAAAAAATATATTTTGCATATGCAGATGGAACTAATATTGTAGAAATATCTTTAGATAGTTTAGGTGGAGCAGTTGGTTCTGCAAGTCTACCTACAGTACCAGTGACAAAAGGTGGTACAGGTTTAACATCAGCAGGTTCTGCAAACCAAGCACTTAAAATGAATAGTGGTGGAAGTGCAGTTGAGTTTGGCACATTAGCAATTGCTGGTGGAGGAACTGGTGCAACAACATTAGCTGGTGCAAACATAGCTGTATTAAATGCAACAAATAATTTTGGAGATAATATCTTACAAAGAAGTTTACTTAAAGATACTGGTGAAGTTAGAGTAGCACTAGGAGATTTAGGTGGTGGCACAGACGATATTGATTTATCTCTTGGTAATGTTTTTACTGCAACAGTATCAACAGGTACACAAACTTTAACTTTTTCAAACCCAAGTCCAAGTGGTAATGCTTGTACTTTTATGTTAATACTTACCAATGGTGGATCACAAACAGTTAACTTTCCAGCTTCTGTAGATTTTCCTGGTGGTACTGCACCAACTTTAACAACTTCAGGTGTTGATATATTGATGTTTACCACTATAGATGGAGGTACAATATATCATGGACTTGCAGCTTCAACGGATAGTAAATAATGCCAATAGGTAAAGATCATTTTTTTGTAAAAGGAGGTCCTGCATTAAACTTTCTTCCTACGTACTTTGGAAATGAGTCTGATGGTGCTCCTAATTTTGATGGTAGTGCTACAGTAGCTGGAATATCTCTTGGAACTTCTTCTTACGGAAGATATTTTGCTGATGGTAACCCTAGCTCAGTGGTTTACCCTACTCCTTTAAAAACTGGTTCATATTTTTACGAAGCTACAGTACAAAATAAAAGTGGTTCTTATGATGGAGACGCTGTCCTTTTACAATATAGTTCATTAACTATTGCTGCAAATTATGTATTAACTACAGATCAACCTTGTAGAGGGATGATGGTATTGGTAAACGGAGATTGCACAATCAATGGTTCGTTATCTATGACAGCAAGAGGTGCTAACAAAGATCCAACCGCAGGTGGAGGGGCTAGTTCTGGTGGAATAATATTACCTGTATTGCCTAGTGGCAGTAGTGGACTTAGTCAAAGTTTATCACCTGGTGCTGATTTTACTGGTTTAGGTACAGCAGTAGAAGCTATTGAAAGTGAATTTCCAAGTAGTGGTACTGGAGCTTTATTAAATATACCTAGAATAGGTATGCCAGAAGCTACTGAAAACGATAGTGGTGATGCTAATTTTCCTCATCACAATGGTAATGATGCTGATGATTACACAGTAACTTCTAGTTGGGGTTCAAGAGCTACTGATGTTGGAAAAACTGGAGAAGGAGCTGCAGCCATGACTAAAGGTGCTAGTGTACGAGGTGGTGCTGGTGGATGTTTTTCTGGAGGTTCAGGTTCAGGTGGTCGTTACGGACCTTCATCTGGTGGTAACTCTTATGCACCTCCTTATGGAGCTGCTGGAGGTAATGGATACAATGGTGGAGATTGGTCTTGTAGTGGTGGGGCTGGTAATCCTGGTGGTAATGAAACAGGTGGAAGTTATGTAGCAGTCGATGGTGGTGACGGAGTTGGTGGTCAATTAATTTTATTAGTTCAAGGAAACCTTACTATTGGTTCTGGTGGTGGTATATATGCTAGAGGGGTTGCTGGAGGATCAGGTCAAGGTGGTAATTCAAATAGAGGAGGTTCTTCTGGTGGTGGAACTATGATAATAGGGTATGGTGGAACTTTATCAAATAGTGGAACTGTAGATGCAGAAGGAGGCACATGTTCTACAGCAGATAATGGAGGCACTGCTAGCGGCAAAGACCCTGGTTATGGAGGTGTTCCTAGTGGTGGTGATGGTTCTGTGCAGTTTATAAATTTAAATGCTTAAGAAGGAGATATAATGCAATACTTAAAAATAGAAGGTGGTAAGGTTACCAAAACCATTAATAATATAAGAAGAGAATATTCAACAACTTCTTTTCCTAATGGTGTTCCAGAAACAAAATGGCTAGAAGAACAAAAATTAGTTGCAGTTACTGATCCACAATTAGCTAGTCACAGAGATAAAGTAGAAGACGTTGATGCTTATGAAAAAGATGGTAAATGGTATACAAAAAAAGTAACTCCATATGTAGATGATACACCAGCACCTACAACAGAAGAAAAATGGGCAAATATAAGACAACAAAGATTTGAAAAGTTAAGAATGACAGACTGGACAAGATTTGATGACGTAACTATTACTAATTCAAAAAAAACAGAGTATGAAACTTATAGACAAGCTTTAAGGGATATAACAAAACAATCTGATCCAGATAACATTACATGGCCTACTGAACCAAGTTGATAGGAAATAATTATGCCATTAAGCGAAGTAAAAATAGCACCTGGCATAAACAAGCAGGTCACACCAACTGGAGCAGAAGGTAAATGGATTGATTGTGACAATGTTCGTTTTCGTTATGGTTATCCAGAAAAAATAGGTGGTTGGGAACAAACTACAACAAATACTTTAGTAGGTGTAACAAGAGCTACACATATTTGGGCTGATACCACAGGTAGAAGATTTATTGCTATTGGTACAAATAAAGCTTTATTTATTTACTACGATGGAGCTTTTTATGATATTTCTCCTTTAGGTACTGCACTAACCTCTTGCACGTTTACGTCTACAAATAGTTCTGCAACAGTAACTGTAAACAAAGCAGGACATGGTTTAGTAGAAGGTGATTTATTTTTATTTAGCAGTGTCACATTACCTGGTGGTGGGGCTACTTCTTTTACAACAGCTAATTTTACAACAAACACTTATCAAGTTATTTCAGCAGAATCAGATACTTTTACAATTACCATGCCAGCTACTGAAACAGGAACTGCTATGACTGGCGCAGGTAGTAGCACAGTTACTCCTTACTTTTCAATAGGTGATGCTTTTCAAACTGCTGGTTATGGTTTTGGCACTGGAAGATATGGAGGAGAAACTTTTCCTATAGCTTCAAACACATTAGATGGAGCTTTATTAAATGACTCTGCCGGAACAGGTGGTTCTGGTACAAGTATTACTTTAGATTCCACTACTAATTTTTCCTCTGGAGGAGGTACTATTTTAATTGATTCTGAATTAATAACATACACAGGTAAAGCTGGAGCCAATCTTACAGGTATATCAAGAGGAGCTTCTGGAACTGCAACCGCAGCTCATAGTGACGGAGCAACAGTAATTGAAGCATCATCTTATTTTGGTTGGGGAAGTGCTACAGATCAAGCTGCAACTATTCTTGAACCAGGTAATTGGTCTTTAGATAATTTTGGTGAAATATTAGTTGGTACAATAAGAAATAATAAATCGTTTCAATGGAACCCTTCAATATCAAATTCTTTAGGAACTAGAGCCACAGTAATATCAGGAGCACCAGAAAAAAGTGTTATGAGTTTAGTTTCAGATAGAGATAGGCATCTTATTATTTTAGGAACAGAACCTACTATAGCTAGTGGCACTCAAGATAAAATGTTTATACGTTTTTCAGATCAAGAAAGCTTAACAGATTACACTCCTACTTCTGTAAATACAGCAGGTACTTTTAGAATAGATGCAGGAACAAAAATAGTAGGTGGAGTAAATGCAGGTTCTTATAATTTAATTATTACTGACACAGCAGCTTATACAATGAGATTTATAGGTCCACCATTTACATTTGGTATTGAACAAGCTGGAGCAAATTGTGGTCTTATATCACAACATGGTGTTGTGGCTGTAAATGGTGTTGTTTATTGGATGGGTCAAGCTGGTGGTTTTTATTTATTTGATGGTACAGTTAAAAAAATACCTTGTTCGGTTGAAGATTTTGTTTTTACCACTATTGATGAAGGTGATCTTGGTTTAAATTTTGATGCTTCAGATGTTATATTTGCTGGATATAATTCTTTGTTTGGTGAAGTAAATTGGTTTTACCCATCAGCATCTACAAACCAAATAGATAGAGTTGTTACTTTTAATTATTTAGAAAATGTTTGGACAATAGGTTCTCTTGCAAGAACTACATATTATGATAAAACAGTTTTTGATAATCCTTATGCAACTGATTTTTCTAGTACAACAGTACCTACATTTCCTACAATACAAGGTGCAACCAATGTAAATGGTGCATCTACTTTATATGCTCATGAAAAAGGTAATAATCAAGTAAACACTTCTGCTACAACACCTGTTGTAGCTAGTATTCAAAGTGGAGATTTTGAAGTAAATAACCCACAATTAGGAACTGGTGAGTTTTTTATTAAAGTAAGAAGATTCATACCTGATTTTAGAGCACTTGTAGGTAATGCACGAGTTACAATAAATTTAAAAGATTTTCCTAGCGACACAGATGCCAGTAGTAGTTTAGGTCCTTTTACTATAACACCTACAACACAAAAAGTAGATACAAGAGCTAGAGCAAGAGCAGCAAATTTAAAAATAGAAAATACAACTACAGATGAAACTTGGCGTTATGGAACTTTTAAAGCAGACACACAAGTTGATGGAAGAAGATAATGGCTAAAATAGTTACAAATATACCAGACCCTAAAGTAGAATATAGTGTTGAGAACCAAAGATTAATTAACTTAGCTTTAAATCAAATAGTTCAAAAATTAAATACTTCTTATCAAGATGATATAAGTAAAGATACACAAACTTTTAATTGGTTTATATCATGAGTATACAATATAAAAACGCAGGTTTTAATTTAAGTACTACAGACACTACTTCTATACTTACAGCACCTACAAGTGGTCGATGTTTAGTAAAACAAATACAAGCTCACAATGGATCAACTGGTGCAGTAAATTTAGTTACACAAGTAACAGACACAAGTGCTACAGCAACTTTTAGAATTGATAACGCATCTATTGCAGCAAACACAACTAGACAAATAATATCAGAAACTTTAGTTTTAGAAGAAGGTGACGTATTAAAAATGACAGCAGGTACAGCTAATGAGATACAGGGTATTGTGTCTTATGCTCTCATTGATCGTTCTTTACAAAATGGTTAGTTGCAGTACAATACTGCAATGCAGTTTGAAAAAGCTATACATAAAATAGACAGTGCTGTTCCAAAAGAAACTTGTTCATTTATAATTAAATATATAAATAAAGTTTGTAAAACAAAAGCAAAGCTTTTAGTCGGTAATAAAAACATAGAAATTAAAAGTCAAAGGGATGTATACGATTATGGATTACACCCAAACAACAATGACGATAAACCTTACATCAAAGTAATTCTTGATATAATGAATAAAGAATTAATTAAATACATGAATACTTTTACTTATTTACAACAGTTAAAAGTACAAGACATAAACTTATTAAAGTATGAAGTTGGTAATTTTTATGGAGAACACATTGACGCTTATCATACAGTCAATAGACAAATATCATTTATAATAAATTTAAACAATGAATATGAAGGAGGGAGCATAGATTTTTTTCATCCGACCGAAAGAAAAGCTTATAAAAAAATAAATTTTAAAACAGGAGATTTAATTTTATTTCCAAGTAATTTTATGTACCCTCATAGAGTAAACCCAATTACAAAAGGTACTCGATATAGTATAGTTAGTTGGTATGGATAATTTTTTTGTTGAAGTTGTCTTTGTTTTATAGGATAATTTGATATGAAAAAAATACAATGTGAAACAAAAGAAGTATACAGAAACAAAAAAAATAATATAAAATATGCTTCGCAAAAAGACGCTCAACATGATGTTGATAACCCTAACACTAATACTACACAAGAAGATATTGTAACAGATGTTACTGTTATAGTTCCTCCAGAAGCATTAAAATTAGTAAGTGGTACAAAGAAATAATGTTTCCTCAAGGAGGCACAGAATTACAGCATCGTTTACTTGATCATTATGTTGATGAAAAACTTTTATCTAATTTCCAAATCTGTACATCTATACCAAATAAAGTACCTTTATCCAATGATAAAATAAATATTTTATGGCAAAAAAATAGTCATGATCAACCTAATATATATCCTTGGTTTGAGGATAAAAACAATCATAATAAATATGATTGGTATGTTTTTAACAGCCATTGGAATTATGAAAAGTTTCGTTATCGTTTTGATATACCTACTGATAAATGTCATGTAATTAAAAATGGTGTTAATAACTTTCCAGTAAGAACTCAGTTTAGAGAAGGAGATATGGTTCGCATGTTGTTTCATGTAACACCTTGGAGAGGTTTAAATGTGTTACTTGGTGCTATGCAACAATTAAAAGATTGTAATGTTCATGTAGATATATTTAGTAGTTGTAAAATATATGGTGAAGATTTTGCTAAAGAAAATGAAGCGACTTATGAACCTTTGTACGAACAAGCAAGGAATTTAGAAAATGTAAATTATATAGGATATGCAGAACATTCTTTTATTAAAAAATATATGTATCGTTATCATATGTTTGCTTATCCTAGTATTTGGGAAGAAACAAGTTGTAATGCAGCTATCGAAGCAATGGCTGCTGGATTATATTGTATTGTAACAAACTACGGAGCTTTGTATGAAACCTGTTCCGAGTTTCCTGCATATGTAACTTACAATAAAGATTATCGTAAACTTTCTACATTATTTGCTGATGCTATTCGAAATGCAGTAAGCACGATTCACGAGCCAGAGGTATTTGAACATTTACAATTACAACAAGATTTTGTTAAAAGATTTTATAGTTGGGAAAAGAAAAAAATAGAATGGACTAATTTTTTACAAGGTATTGTAAATGAAAGAAAAGGTTAAAATATATTTAGCCACTCCAGTACATAGTGATGTATCTATACATTACATGCAGTCTGTAGTTAGATTTCAAGCAGAGTGTTATAAACAAAATATTGAATTTACACTTGATATGATGAAAAGTTCTTTAGTAACACAAGGTAGAAATACCTGTGTATCTCATTTTTTAAATACTGATTGTACTCATTTATTATTTATTGATAGTGATATATTGTTTTATCCTAAGTCTATTATTAAAATGATAACTAAAAATGTAGAAGTTTGTAGCATACCTTATCCTATGAAAATAATAAACTGGGATAAGGTATTCGATAAAATTGGAGATATACCAAGTATGAACAAGTTACAAAAAAACACAAGTGGTAATAAATTTCCTGTAAAAATAAAAGAAAATGAAAATGATGTTACTATGGTAAATGAAATGATAGAGCTCAACTATGCCCCTACTGGCTGTATGCTATTAAAGAGACAAGTGTTTGATAAATTAATAAAAGCTTACCCTAATAAAACTATACATCAAGAAAGTATGGTTGATGGTAAAATGGTTACTAAACCAAATTTATATAACTTTTTTGACACTTACTATGATGAAGAAGAGAAAAGATACTACGGAGAAGACTTTGCTTTTTCAAGATTATGGAGAAAAACTGGTGGTAAATGTATGGCTTTAATAACAGAATATATTACACATGTAGGTGAATATCAGTATACCGGAAGACTAATAGATGAAATGATGCCTGTGGGTCTTGATAAGCAAGAAAAAAACAGTTAAACTAAAGAATAAACACTTAGGAGACATAAATGGCTTTTCCAGTTTTAGCAATGGCAATCGGAGCAGGTATCGGAGCACTGTATACTAAATCTTCAGGGGGATCAAATCGGGACATGATGAAAAACATGTTGTTAGGTGCAGCACTTGGAACAGGTGCAGGATACGCAGCACCAGGAATGTTTGGAGCAACAACTGGTGGTTTAACAGCAGCTCAAACAACAGCACAAGCAGGAAGTTTAGCTTCATATAATGCAGCAGCAGCAGCTCAAGCTGGACAAGCAGGATTAGCAAGTAAGTTAGGTTTAACAGCAGCTCAAGCTAAGATGGCAGGTGGAGCAGCATTGGCAGCACCTATGATGATGGGTGGTGGGGGTAAACCAATGGACCCACAAGGATTCGATGAGGCAGAATATGGTGCTGAATATGCTAAGTCTAGAGAAAACTTACAAGGTTTAGGTGAAAGATTTAATTATGGTAACCAAAACCAACAACAAGCTAACCTTTATAATTATCAACAACCAAATCAAAATTATGCTTTTTCAACAGGTGGTATTGTAAATGTAGATACTATTCCTAAATTTAGAGAAGGTGGTGTTAATTACTTACCAAGTAAATCAGAACATAGTGAAAAAGATCAAACAAATTATGTAAGAGCTTCAGGTTACGTAGAAGATGGATCTGGGACTGGGAACAAAGATGAAGATACAATGTTAGCTCAATTAGCGGATGGTGAATTTGTAAGTAGAGCAGATGCTATTTTAGGTGCTGGAATTATGAGCGGAGCTAATCCAAAAGATTTTAAAGATATGAGAAGCAAAGGAGCTAAATTTTTTTATACACAACAAGACCAACTAAAAAGAATATATGACATGGTGAGCTAGTGAAGCTTACTGATGAAATTTGGAAAGTATTAGAACCTGCCGCTAAGATTGGCGACAAGGCTTCTAGAGAGGACATAGAAAAAGGTTTGCAAAAAGGAGAGTTTCAATTATTTCAAAAAAACAATAGTGCTGCTGTTACTGCTACAATTAAAAATTCATTAAGAATAGGTTTAGCAGGTGGTGATTTAAAAGATTTAATTGATATAGAAAAGAATATAGAAAAATATGCAAGAGATAGGTATTTTAATTGTATTGATATATTAGGTAGAGAGGGATGGGAAAAAACTTTACCAGGTTATAAAAAGAAAGCAGTTTTATTAAGAAAGGAAATTAAATGAGTTTTATCTTCGGAGGCGGCGGCGGAGGCGGCGGTGGTGGAGGTGGTGAATCCACAACCGGAACACAAACTAACATAACAAGAGAAGCTCCTGCTATTGAAGGTAGAAAACTAGCTTTATACGATGAAGCTATTAATTTAGCAAAAAAACCTATAGAAGTTCCTGAGTATCAAGTAGCTGGCCCATCTCCTTTAGAACAACAAGCTTTTACACAAGCTGGACAAATAGGTGCAGGTCAAGGAGCTCAACAAGCAGGTATAGCTTCTATTCTATCAGGTAATCTCATGGCAACAAAACAACCTGACATTGATGCTTTTATGAACCCTTATCAAAGATATGTTGTAGATGAGGTTAATAGACAAGCTGAAATGAAACAAAATCAACTAGCTGCTCAAGCTGTTGAAGCAGGTGCTTTTGGTGGTGGAAGAGAAGGTGTTCAAAGAGCCGAACAAGAAAAAAGAAGATTAGAAACTATAGGTCAAGTACAACAACAAGGTTTTGGTACAGCTCTACAATCTGCACAAGCACAACAAAAGTTTCAAACAGATGCTGCAATGAGTGGTGGTCAAGCTTTATTAGGAGCAGGTAGACAACAACAACAAATGCAACAAGCTGATATTGCACAATTAGGTCAAGCGGGTGCTTTACAAAGAACTATAGCTGATAGATCACTTGCAGCACAAAGAGCGACAGACGTAGCACGAGCCTACGAACCTTATCAAAGAATGGAATTTGCTAAAGGTATAATGACAACATTGCCAACAGCAGCTTCACAAGTAACCCAGTCTACAGGTCCCGGAGCTAATCCTTTTGCTCAAGCAATTGGTGCTGGTGTAGGTGCTTATAGTGCGTATCAAATGGTAGGACCCGGAGGCAAAGGGTCTAATATAGTAGCTTAATGGTAGCCTTTGTTCCATATTTATTAGGGGTAGGAGGAACTCTCTTAACTAGACAAGGTATAAAAAAAGGTATAGGTGCAGCTGGAAGGTATGTCGGTAAAAAGAAAGCACAATCTAAACTTAAAGCTGAGGCATTAAAAAAAACAAGAATTGGTGAAAAGGGATTAGGTTCTTTTCAAAAAGTAAAAAATTATACTTCAGGAGCAGGTCTATCTAGTAAAGGTAAATTTGTACCAGTACAACCAGGTGGACTTGCTGCACTTGGTAGAGGCACCAGAGATGTGGCTCAAATGAGTTTTGGTGTAGCTCCGGCAGTTGAAGGTGTAAGAGGTGCAGCTCCGTTGTTTACAGATGAAGACATGACTGCTCAAAACTATGCGGCTATTTTAGCTGCTGCTTTAGGTGGGGTACCAGGTTTAAGAATGGGCAGAGCTGCTTTACAAAGACAAGCCCCAGGTCTTGGTAAATTGTTAGGTGGTCAAAGAGGAGAAAAATTTAAAACAAGGTATAAAACAGATAAGTTTGGAAAAGTTGTAACAGATAAAAAAGGTAAAAAAATACCTATGAAGGATGAGTTTGATAGAGTAATTAAAGATAAAGTCCAATTGGATATGGACCCTAAAACAGCAAGACAAGATATGGTTAGAGGTTTTGGTGCTGCTGGTATTTATGGAGCTACACCTTTTGTTTTTGGTGGGGACAATACAAAAGCAACAGAATACCCTGATACAAAACCAGGTGAAGCTGAACTAAAAGCACAAGAAGAATTTACAAAACAAACTGAACCTTTACGTGGTCCAGAGGTTAAGAAAACTCTTGAATTAATAGAAAAAAGAAAAGGTTTTTACACCGAAGATCAACAAAGAGACATGTTACGAGAAGCTATTGAAAAAGATAAAGTTCAAGAATCTAAAGAAGATAAGGGTACAGATGAGACAATACAAACTGATCAAGGAGGCCAACCTCCTAAAGATGGAGAAGAACAGACTCCTGTAGTTGAAGGCGGAAAACCACCAGAAGCTCCAGGAACAGGTGCTGCTAATGAAACAGATATAGATGTTAATGCAGAACAAGCTATAGAAAGTGCAGACAGTACTGCTAAAACAATTACTAATCCAGAAATAGTTCCACCAAATATTGTTGATTCTAAATCTCCTTCAGATGTATTTTTAGCAGCAGATGTTACTGAAAGAGATTATAGTGCTATGCAAGATGCTATGACTAAATACAGTGAATTTATTGAAAGCGAACAAGGTAAGGTTCTCAACTATAAAGAATACATAAAAAGATTTAAAGACATGACAGGAGAAGATGATCAAGCTGGTAACATTGCTTTATTTAAATGGGGTATGGCAATGATGACTGGCAGAAGTAATCAACATGGTTTAGCTGGTTTTATGGATATTGCAGGTACAGCTGGTTTGAGTTTAGGTGAAGATTTAATGGCTATAAATGAAAGACAAAGGGAAGAAAATAGAGCATTAGCTGGTTCTTTCTTAGCTTACGAACAAGATGCTCAAAAATATTTATCTGGATTACAACAACAAGAATTACAACAGTTACTATCTTTTGAAGAAAAAGTGCTTAACGATAAAGTTGCTGACGAAGACAGAGTTTTTAGTAGACAACTTCAAAGACAACAAATTTACCTACAAAAAATGCAAATCATGCAAGAAATTGCAGATAAAAAACAAGAAATGATGAAAGCAGGTAAATTACAAACTGTTATAATAACAGATCCAAATTCAAGATTTGGAGTTAGAAAAGTAGAAATGGGTAGAAATGATCAAGGTAATTTACTTGTTATTGATGAGTTTGTAGATGGTGTGCCTACTAATAGATTAATAACTGAAGAGGAACAAGCTAATATTGAAGCTCAAATAAAAACCGATCCAACAAGAGCAGGTAAATTATATAATAGATTAGAGGCTATTAATACTGGATTAAAATTTACCAAAACAGTTAAAGATATATCAGAATCTACGGATGGAGTTGATCTTGGTTCAAGAGGATATTTTGACAATGTATTTACTAATATAGGTGGTTTATATAGGGAATGGACAAACAACAGTGATGTAGGGTTAGGTGGTAGACTTAATAATGTGTCCGATGACCAACAAGTAAGAGCCATGATAAATGAAACTTACTTAGATCAAGATAATTTAACTAAAAAAGAAAGAGCTGAGTATCAAGACTTAGTAAAAGGATGGAATAAAGATAAAGACAGAGCTTCAAAAGAAGCGTCTGATATTATGAAAAAAGGTTTAGACAGTAGTTTTGTGCCTAAAGCAATAAGAAGAAAATTTAAAAGTAAAAGTGTAGCTGAAAGACAAAAAATAGTAAGACAATTAGCTCAACTTAGATTAATTGAAAATAGAATGAAATATATTGTGGCTAATGCAAACAAAGGAGAAGACAGACTTACAGTTGCTGACGTTAAAGATGCTGCAACAAATACAAATATATTCGGTTTGTTTGACTCTGGTGAAAAAGTTGCTGCAAACTATGCAGAACTTGATGATCAATTAAACAGTTCTTATGATTCTTTATCAAAGGCTTTTATTATGGTCGGAGGTAATGCCACTCAATTAGATTCTCATAAAAATACAAGAAATTTCCTAGATTGGCAAGCTGGTATATCAGGTACACAGAATCAAGAAACTAAAGAAGCAGATGTAAATACTTTAATTGATAAACTAATGAAGAAAAAATAATGGCTAGTGCACAACAAATAGAAGAACTGCAATCTCAAATTGATTCAGGACAAATAGATCCAAGACAACTAGATCAAGAGCAACAAGATAGTTTAAAAGAATTAATTAATAGAGGTGTACTAAAAGCACCCACTGGTGGACTATCTCGTATGTCCGCTGATCGAGAACAAGGTGAATCTGGTATAATACAACAAGCTAAAGATGCTAATCAATTTGGAGGATTAAGTACGCCTGTTGGTAAAGTAATGACAGAAAGATCATCTTATGAAATGGTTGGAGATGTTATAGGTTCTTTTATACCTTATTTAAATAACAGAAGAGCTATTGTTAAAGATGTAATAAAAGGTATTGAAACCACAGATTCAAAAGGTAATGTAATTAAACAACCTTATTCAAAACCAACAGGTAAAGATGCTTTACGTCTAGAAAAATTTGATAAAGTAAATACAAGATTTGCTGATGCTTTAAGTGGAGTAATAGGCAAAAGAGCAGGTCTTGTGGGTAAAGCTTTTGTTAGAACAGCTTCTTTTTTAGAAAGAACAGCACTAAGAGGTGGTCAATTATTAAGAGCCGAAAGAGATGTTTTTAAAACAGGTGATGTTGGTAGAAGTATGTTGAGAGCCGGAGCCAGAACAGAAACACAATCTTTAATTGGAGGAGCAGGAGGTGCAGCAGCAGGTTCTGCTTTGTACGACATGTCAAATTATATTGAAGATTTATCTGCTAATTTAACTATGGATGTAGGTGATTTAACAGAAGAGGGTATAAACTCAAATCCTTTTCCTATGCGTTTACTGCAACACTCTGCTATAGCTGCTGGAGCTTCTTTAAAATATGGAGTTTTAGGAACGGGTATTGGATATGCAGCAGGTAAAACTTTTGGTAAAGGCAAAAACGTATTATTAGGTTTAAACTCAAAAGATTCTGTAGCAATAGCAAAAATGTCAGCAGAACAAGGTGTGCCTTTATCTCCAACTGCTTTAGCAAGTGAAGGTTTTGGTGGTTTTTTATCTAGAAACTTTTTTAGAATATTTGGTGTTACTCCTTATGTTGGAGGAGCAGGAACAAAAAAATTAAGAAAAACTGTAGCTGAAGTTGTTTTTCCTAAATATTTAAATGTGGCTGGATCATTAAGTCCTAATACAACTATTGCTTCAATAGTATCTGAGTCTGGATTAGGAGCAGAGGGTATTTCTTTAATGACTAAAAACTATCATATGAATAGTAATATTATAAATGCTACTTATGATACCTTACTTAAAAGTTCAAAAGGTATGGATAACCCTCCTATTGTAGGCACTTCTAATTTAAAAAAAGCTATTAACAATATGACTGAAGAAGTAAAAGGTTTAACTGGCTCTCAGTTTAGAGCTTTTGCTGAACAAACATTAGAAACTAAACCTCCTAAATTAATTAAAGAAAGACTTGAAAAATTAAAAATGGTTAATAGTTTAGAGGAGCTTACACAACAAGGTAATATGTCTGTTTATGATGCAGCGTTATATAGAAGATTTATTTATGATACATTAGGAGACCCTAAAAATATTAAGAATAAAGAAATACAAGAAGAGGGTAGAAAATTATTATCAGCTTTTGATGCTGATTTAGCAGATGCTGAAACGATAATGAAATTAGATTTAACAGACTCAGGTGTAGCTAGGTTTGTTGAAAGTATGAAAAAAGGATCTCCTGAAGAAAATCTTAAAGCAGCAACAGAAGCATCAAGGAAAATGGCAAAAGAATTAAGAAAGACTAACCAAATATATGTACAATTAGTTAATAGTGGTATGTATGGTATGGGTAAAAATCAAAAAGAAGCTTTATTAGCTAACGCTTTAAATAATCCAGAGTTAGTTAATAGCCAAGAAATATTTAATTCTATTTTTAAAAGTGCTATTACTGAACAAAACCCTCAAGCACTAAAAGAAATGAAAACATTATTAGGTGTTGGTAGTGGTGAGTATAATGAATATGCTACTGCTTTTATGGGTAAATTAGGCACAAGATTTGTTTTTGATGCTTTTACTTCTTCATTTAATCAAGCAGCAAAAAAAGGATCAGAAGCTTTTGATCCAGCTGTAGTTTTTAGAGAGGATTTAACTAAAGCTGATGAGATCATACCAGATATAATTAATAGTAAACCTGAATACAAAGCCTTGTTTCCAAATAAAAAATTTGATGCTACTACAAATTATGTAGACTCAGATTTATTTAATAAATTAGATAAATTTGCTCCAGAGGATGCAAAAAGAATTGAAGAGGCACTAGCATCAAGTGTATCCGATATTAAAATTGATCCAAAGAACATTGATAGTTTTGATATTACAAGGTTTAGAAAAAATTTAGGTATAGACACAGCTAACGGAAGAGCAACTTTAGTTGAATTATTTGGATCAGAACATACAAAAAATATTGTTGATTTAACAGAAGTTTTAACTAGATCTGTGGACATTGGTATTACAGACCCTTCTACATTTTTATTAAGAAGATTAACTTTATCTGGATCAGCAGTAGGAGCTAGTGTATTAGCTGGTGTAGGTATGTTTGGTTTAGGTGGTGGTATAATAGGTTCTATATTACCAGCAGTTGCAGCTCGTTATTATGGTAAGTGGATTGCTGATCCAGCTACTACTAAAAAAGCTTTAGATCTATATACTAAAGAAGAAAGAAGAGCTTTGCTTCAAAGTGATATGGTTGGTCCAATTAAAAACTTTCCGTTCACTGGCGGTAAAGAAGCTGGTGATTTAGGAGGTTTTTTTGATCCTACACAACCTCTTGGTAAATTTTTAGGTCCATCAAGAACAAGAAATATAGCTATTTTTTTAAATGCAGCAGCTGGTACACCTAACAGTGATCCAATATTTAATGCTGAAAATATTACGTATCAAGATATACAAAACTTTATTGAATCTGAAACGGAAGGTGTACAAATACCTAATCCATCAGCTTCTCCTTTTCAATTACCCCCTTCTGTTATGCAACAAATGTTTCCAGAAGCATATGCCTTTAAACAATTATCTGTTGAAGATAAACAAACTTATCTTGAAACTTTAAAAGCTGCAACACAAGGTGAGACACAAGATGAAGAGTTTAATAGACAAGTAAGTCAAATGCCTGATGAACAGCCTCAACAACAAGCTCCACAACAAAATCAACAACAAACAGAGGCACCTGTACAACCTACAGAGGTCGCTCAAACTCCTAATCAAAAAATAAATTTATCTTCAAAATATTCATTTTTATTTCCACAAGATGCTGCTGGACAAGCTATAGCACAACAACAGGAGACAAAACGTGGATGAGATGATGTTTTGGAATATTATCCTTACGATAATAGCGTCAGCTTTTGGCTGGGCGTTTAGTAAAATTTTTTCAGAAGTAAAGAGATTACAAATACTACTCAATAAAACCAGGGAAGAGTACCTGCCTCGTGACGATGCACAGTCACAGACAAATCAAATACTCGAACATCTTCGTAGATTAGAAGACAAACTTGATCGTTTTATTGAGAAGTCAAATGGTTGAACCAGTCACGATTCTGACGGGAATTGCATTAGTTAAAAAAAGTGTAGATTTCATAAAAACTAACATAGGCACAGTACAAGATATTGGTGACATTATAGGTCATGTTGATAAAGCTCTTAATGGTCAACAACAAGTAATAAAAGAAAGAGATTCAAAAAATGTCGACCATTTTGCAGTGGAGAACGTGGCTAAGGAAGTGATTGATGCAAAACTTGCTCAAGAACAATTATATGAAATGAAACAATTAATTGACCATAGATTTGGTCACGGAACCTGGTCGTTTATTTTAGAAGAACGTAAAAAAAGATTAGATAAAAGAAAACAAGCAATTAAAGAAGCCAAAGCTGCAAAGATGAAAAAACAAAAAGAAATGTATGATATGGTGAGAATGGTTTTGATAGGAATAGCAGTAATATTATTTGTTGTAGTAGCTATAGGTATAACTGTAAAATTTGTGTTAGCACATCCAATAGAAGGAGATGACCAATCTTGTAAATTATATGAACCTCGTTATTTTTTAATGTGTTTATCAGAAGGTCGTGGTTACGCTGACACACAATTATATTTAGACTATAAATTAATGCAAGAAAACTGGATTGTCGATGACGACAAAAAATAGTATAATAAAACTGTTATAACAAAGGAGATTACTATGCAAAGTAGAAGTGGTAGAACAAAATATAAAGTAAAAACTATTGGTAGACTTAAAGATAGAAAATCAGGAAAAGTTATTAAGTCTTTTAAAGAAAGCGGTGGTGGTAGAAAACCTTTAATTGGTAAAAAAACTGGTGGAGTAATGAAAGCTATGGGTGGTAAAATGGCTAAAGGATATTCCAAAGGTGGTGCTAGAATGATGAAAGCTATGGGTGGCAAAATGGCTAAAGGTTATTCTAAAGGTGGAGCACGAATGATGAGAGCCAGTGGTGGTAAAATGGCTAAAGGGTATGCAGTAGGAGGTATACTTGCTGGTGGTAGAGCTGCTGTAAAAGGTGTAACAGCATTAAGAGCTGCGGCTAAAAAACTTGGTTATGGACTCACTAAAGTAAAAACACCAAAACCAACTACTATGAAGAAATCAAATTTTTTAAATAAAAGAATTGATAAAACAGTTAAATATGGTGGAGCAGCAGGTGCAGGAATGATAGCACAAGAGCAAATGAGTAAGAAAAATAAAAAAACATCAGCATTTGGTACAGCATTTAGTAATGCTAGAAAATCTGGTAAAAAGACTTTTACTTATAAAGGAAAAAAATACACAACGAAGGTAAAGAAATAACTTGATAAATATGTTTCCTGTACTTATAGTAAAGTATGGGAAATTTAGTATCAAACATTCCATACTTTAAAGTATGGGTACGTAGAGAGTTTACAGTAAACCATCGAAGGCATCATGGAGATTACCTTCATGCTTTAGTAATAGCTGTTACAACCATTCCAGACCGATGTCTTTCTTTTCAAGTTATCTTTACTGGTTGTGAAGACGAAGATAATCGTTTGGAGAATCCTCATGGTGGGGCAATGTGGGCTCGACTCCCGATTACGTCTCTAATCTTTGACGACCCGCTTGATGATTGGCCTAACACAATGCCTACACATCTAGCTCAACCATGGGATTGTTCAAGTAGACAACATTCAATAATACAGTTTGATAGAACAAGTTCTAGTCCTTGGCTTTGTAAAATAGATGGAGAGTTTTATACAGGTAAATATCATTTTACTGTAGACTACACAGGAAACGAAATAGCTGATGATCCAGCTCAACACAAACAAAGTCACGTATTACATTTAACTAACGGACCTTATAAAGGTTGTATGGTTGCTTTACCTAATAATAGAGTACGAGTTACATCACCTGCAATGTGGGTTACCGGAGATGGTCCTCCTGATTTTATACCTAGTCAATACACTCATAGTGCCGAGGAGCATGACAGTTATATGGATTGGGAAGAAACATTTGATAACTTATATGCAAATAAAGAGAAAAAAAAATAGTTTTATAATTTCTGATTTTAGCATTGTACCTAAATATAAATACAAAGCTTATTCTAGAAATGATGAAAAAATTAGAACCTATAATGTAAATGGTAAAAAACACCCATCAGTCACTACAATATTGTCAGCAACACAAAGTGAAGAAAAAAAGAAGTCGTTAGAGTCTTGGAGAAAACGTGTTGGAATAGAACAAGCTACACGTATCACGATTGACGCAGCCAGACGTGGAACTGAAATGCACTTGGTTTTAGAAAAGTATTGTCAAGCTATACCTTACCTTAACCTTACACCACAAGGTAATCAATCACGATTAATGGCTCATAGAGTTGTAGATAATTTAAGTAAATTAAAAGAGGTTTGGGGTAGTGAAGTTCATTTGATGTATGAAGATTATTGCCCATCATTATATCCTGATCCAAAAAAAATGGCTTGGGCGGGTATGACAGATTTAGTAGGTTTGTATGATGAAAAACCTACTATCATAGATTTTAAACAATCAAATAGAATTAAAAGGGAAGAGTGGATAGAAGATTACTATTATCAAATAGCAGCATATTCTATTGCTCATAAAGCTTACTATGGAGAAATCACACAAGGTTTAATTTGTATTTGTACGAGAAATTATGAGTATCAAGAATTTAAAATGGATGAAAAGAAATTACTTGAGTATGAAAATAAATGGTTTGATAGAGCATATGATTATTATAAAAAATTAAGTACCTCTTCTCCTAAAGTTTGAGCTGACATTTTTTTCTTTTCATTCAAAGCCTTTATAATAAATTCATCAATAGTTCCTTTTGTAACTAAATCAATGTAAGTTACACTTTTCTTTTGACCATGTCTGTGAGCTCTATCTTCTGATTGTTCTCTAAGTGTAAGATCATAACTATTTGAAAAATATATTACAGTAGTAGCAGCAGTAAGATTTAAACCATAACCACCAGTAGATGGATTACCTACAAAAAATCTTGTTTTACTATCTTCTTGAAAAGATTCCACAGCTTGGTCTCTATCTTTTACATTTACAGCACCATAAATAGCTACAGTATTATCGAAAGGATATTTCTTTTTTAAAACTTGTATTATCTGTTCTATGTTATGGATATAGTTTGCCCATATAATTACCTTACCCTCTGTCTCATCTATGATATTACAAAGTTCTGTCATTTTAGGAGTATCAAATGATTCTCTTTGACCTTTATCGGAAACGAAGAAGCCACATGTAACTTGATGTAACCTTAAAAGTTCAGTAAGTTTATTTGTATAACTTGATTCTTTATCTTGAAAAATAGCTCTGGCATATTTTTTTAAACTTGTGTAACACTCCAACTGTTCCTTAGACATTCCTAAAAATCTTTTTGTAAATACTTTTGGTGGTAAGTCAAAACAATCTTCTTTTTTTACTCTAAATGAAAACCCTTTTATCTTACCTTCTAATTCAGCAAGATTAGTAAAGTACATTGGTATCATAATTTGTCTATTACCTTCATTACTTAAAGGTCTCATAGCACAATACCTAGCACGAAAAGCATAATAACTTTTAAATCCTAATAGACCTGGTTTTAAAAACTCACATTGACTGTATAAATCTAATGGACTTTTTGTTGTAGGAGATCCTGTCATACCTCTTTTATATTTTACATCTGAACTTAACTTAACAATGTTTCTAGTTCTTTTAGCTTTATGATTTTTAATTGTTGTACATTCGTCAACGACCATAAACATTTTATCTTTACATTTATCAATTAATTTTTTGGCAACTTTAACACCACTTGCATGAGATAAAGCCTCTACATTCATAACATACCAATTAATAGCATTTTCAAATTTATGATCAAAAGAATCTCTTTTAAATAAATATTTAATATTTTTAGAAGAACTGTGTATATCAATTTCTTTTAGCCAATTATGTGTAATACTATTTGGTACTATAACAAAAACTGTATCTATTTTTTTCTGGTTATATAAATAAACAGCATTATCAATAGCAACTTTTGTTTTACCAGTGCCCATACCCATAAGGTATAAAAAATACTCTTTTTCTGCACCTTTGATGAGTGCTTGTCTTTGATGTTCAAATGGTTTGGTTTTATATATATGTGACATATCCATAATTCTAGGATTTTTTTGTTGACATTGCAAGAAATAAAAATTAATGTATACCATTAACGGAGGAAAACATGAAACAAGAAGAAGTCAAACTAGAAGTTAATGTAGCGGATGATCAATTAAAGGAGCTAAGTTCTTTAGCTGCTGACTTACTTAAAAATGAGAAAGCAATAGAAGATCTTGAATCTGCTCTGTCTACATTAAAACAACAACAGAGACAAATTTCTGAAGTAGATATACCCACAAAGATGAGAGACATGGGTATGCAAGAGTTTGTTACTACAGAGGGAGTGAAGCTTAAAGTAAAAAGTTACTACACTGGTTACATACCTACTTTAAAAGCTTCTATGAGGAAACCAGAATTAGCTGAGAGAAGACAACAATGTCTTGAGTACTTATCTAATAATGGTCACGACTCTCTTATAAAGAACGAGTTGTCTATAATATTTTCTAAAGGGCAAGACAATGAAGCAAAAGATTTGAAAGCTGATTTAGAAAACAAAGGGCACCCCGTAACATTAGATCCATCAGTAAATGCTGCATCTTTAAAGGCACATATAAATGTGTTGAAAAAAGATAATCAAGAATTTAATGATGAGTTATTTAATGTTTTTTTGAAAACCGAAACTAAAATTGAAAGGAAAGAATCATGAACAAAGTAGCGGTAAAAGATAAGAACGAGATTACTATTGCAAGTAGTAGTTGGATTGAAGATGCAGGACTAGGTATGGAACAAGCATCAGAGGATGAATTTAAGTTACCTTTGATTAAAATTTTATATTCTAGTAATATGCCTGATATTGAAACGACAGTAACAGGAACACCAGTAAGTGAAGGTTGTATATTCAACCAAACAAGTGAAAAAGCTTATGATGGTAAAGAAGGTTTTAGAGTAGTTCCTGTTTATTACAAAAGAAGTTTTAATGAATGGAAAGAAATGCAAGAAGGTAATAATAGACCTGTTGCAGTTCATCAAGAAAAACCTCTTGGTCTTACCAGACAAGGCAATAAAGATATGTTACCTAATGGTAATTATGTAGAGGACACAGGTAACTGGTTTGTAATGGTCATTGATAAAGATGAAAATATTATTGATCAAGGTATGATAACTATGAAGTCTACTCAAAAGAAAAAGAGTAACGAGTGGTTGCAAAAACTAAAATCAAAAACAGTTATGGTTGAAGGAAAAGCTGCGATACCACCATTTTATTTAAATATTTACAGATTAAATACACACAGACAAGAGTCTGGTAAATATAAATTTTTTGGTTGGCAGATTAAGTTTGAAGGTTATTTAGGTAAACAATCAACTGTAGATCAAACAAAAGCTTTTGCTCATCTTGCTAAAGATTTTAATTTATATTATCAACCAAATTTAGATGAAGGTGGTGAGGTCAATACTGCTGAAAAAAGTAGCGACAAAGTACCATTCTAATGCAAGAACGATTATATAAACTTTTTGCTACAAGCGAGAAGTCATTTGTAAAGCTCTCTCTTACGGGGGAGAGCGATACAAGTGGTAAGAAGGAAGCAAAATATATCACGAAACACGAGCCAGTCACTTCTAAGATATGGAAAGATCATTTAGATGGTAAGTATGGTATCGGATTAAAACCAGAGTTTGGGGATGAATGTCTTTGGAGTTGTATAGATTTAGACCCTGTTGATTATAAAAATTATTCTGCTCAAAAGTATATAGATATTATAAAAAAATATAATTTACCTTTTGTGCCTGTGTTATCTAAATCGGGAGGTCTACACTTTTTTGTGTTTTTTACCGACTCGATTAAAATAGATAAAGTAAGAGAAAAACTACAAGAATTTAATGAACAATATTTTATGGCAAATGAAATATACCCTTGTAATAAAACAATTAATATGCCTTATTTTAATATGAATGCAACGATGGAGTTTGCTTATAATGACAACGGCACTCCAGTATTAGTTGGTCAATTTATTGATTTAGTGAAAAGTAAAGCTATATCGCCAAAAGATTTTTTAAATTATAAAGTTGAAGATCACGAAGTAGAAAGAGATTGGAAACATTATCCACCCTGTGTACAAAAGTTAGTGCAAGATAGATGGGCTGGTAAAAACAGACATCAGTATTTATACAATGTTACAGTTTTAGAAATGAAAAAACGTCCTGGAATTAATTATGTAGATTTAGAACAAGTAATGCAAGATAGAAATAGATCTATATTTCATTCTCCATTACCAGCTTCGGAAGTTCAGCAGATTACAAAAAGCATACATAAAGAAGGTTATGGTTATCAATGTCCTCCAAAGCACACAGAGTATCAAGCCATATGTAATTATGAATTATGTAAAAGTAGAAAGCTTGGTAGGGGTGATGAAACACCTAGCATTATAGATAAGTTTACAAATATAACTTATGTGCAAGATACAAAAAACGTATGGTTTGAATTTGATTATGAAGGTCATCACATAACTGTAACACCTGATGATATGAAAGATGAAAAAAGTTGGAGAGTAAAACTATTAAGATATAGAGTGTTCTGGTTGACATTACCAAAAACAAGAAAAGGACCACCTATGTTTGAATTGTTAATGAAAGCTATTGTAGAAAAATCTGTAGAAAGCACAGATCATAAGTATGAAGATAGTTTAGAAGAAGAGAGATATGAAGTGTTAAAGAAGTTTTTTGAAAGCCACATAGAACAAGATAGGTTTGAAAAACTTAAAGATGGTTATGTGGTTCTAGATAGTAATACTAATATATGTTATTTTAAAAAGATTACACTAGCTAGTTTTTTACAAAAGAGCGGAACTAAAAGTTTTAGTAATCCTATGGCAGCTTTAAATTTACTTAATTGTAAAAGAATAGATTACCATGAAGGGGAAAAAAATGTATGGACTGTTGAGATGCCAGAGTTTGTAAAACATAAGACAGTAAAGAAAAAAGAAAACAATAAAGAAATGAGTGAAATGGATGACGAATACCACACAAAATTCAGAGCTGCAAAGACACAAAGCTCTGTTCAAGAAAACAATTAAGATATTTGGTCCTCCTGGAACTGGGAAGACACATACCTTGGTTGAAAGAGTTTTGAAGAATCATATAGCTAGAGGTGTTAAACCTATTGACATAGCATTTATATCTTTTACTAACAAAGCAGTTAACACTGCTGTAGACAGAACAATGAAAGCTTTTCCTCAATACGATAGTGATGATTTTGCAAGATTTAAAACACTGCATAAGTTTTGTAGAAGATATTTTGAAGAGGAAGTTTTTGATCCTAAAGCATGTATGTTGGATTATGCACTACAAGCTAAAATAATTAAAACATCTGATCATAGATTATCTGATGATAACTTTACATATAAAGACTGGTCTCTTGGTGTATATGATAAATCAAGAAACATGATGCAAGATCCTACACTTACTTACAAAAGAGAACAATATAAATTAGATAGTCTTGATGTATTTCTTAGAAAGATAGATACCTATAATCATTATAAAAAAGATAGCTTTATAGATTTTACAGACATGATTGAACGCACTATTGATGAAGTAGATTTTCCTAAGCTAGAGGTTTTGATTTTAGATGAGGCACAAGATTTTACACCATTACAATGGAGTGTATTATATAAGTTAGCTCAAAGAGCAAAAAGAGTTTATCTTGCTGGAGATGATGATCAAGGTATCTATAAATTTAATGGTAGCGATCCTAAATATTTCACAAAGTATTTTCCTGGTCGTAAAGTTATTCTGAGAAAAACAAGAAGATTTGGTGAGGCTATACATCATTTTAGCCAGATAATAAGAAGAGGTATATTAGATAGTATAGAAAAAGATTATCATCACACAGAAAAAGATGGTTATGTAAAAAGGTATTTAAATTTTGCTGAAATACCAATAGCTGAACTACCAGGGACTTGGTACATTTTAGGTAGAGTAAACACAACAGTTAATGAATTAAGAGCTTGTGCAAAAGATGCTGGTTTATATTTTGCTGACAACAGAGGCAACAAATCATTTGATAATAAACAATGGAGAGCTATAAAAGCGTGGACAAGGATTGCAAAGGGTGGAGAAATATCTAAACAAGAAGCTGAAAATGTTATGAGTTATATTAGAGAAGTAAAGGATCATAGTTATAGACGTACAGGTTTTTGGATTGATCTTCCTGATACACAAAAATATGATTTTGATGGTCTTTGTGATTGGTGTGGTTTAAATCTATCAGATGAGGCAGCAACCAAAAACTGGTGGGAAATTTTACAAAGAAACTTTACACCTAGCCAAACAGAATATTTTTTAAGATTGCTGCAAAGATATGGTCAAAAGACATTAAATGAAGAACCGCAAATTATCATTGATACTATACATAGTGTCAAGGGTGGAGAGGCTAATAATGTTTTATTATATTCTAAGACAAATTGGCCTGCATCTTATGTGAACAAAAAAGATGCGAGTGACAAGAGTGATGAAAAGAGAGTTTATTATACAGGAGCCACGAGAGCCAGAGATACTTTACATATATTATCTAGTGACTATAGATACAATTATCCAATAGGTAAAGATTATTTTATATATTTACAGGAGAGAAAATGAGTGCTTATGATAAAAATAATTTTGTTGTAATAAGAGGTGCTGTAGATAAAAAAGTTGTAGATGTTACTTATAAATATTTTATTAATAAGAGAAGAGTAGCTGACTATTTTTTTAAAAACAATATTAAAATATACTCTACTGTTTGGGGATCGTATGATGATGATCAGGCACCAAACACTTACTGTGTGTATGGGGATTTAATTATGGAGACACATTTAGTGATGTGTTTACCAATTATTGAACAATACACTAATAAAAAAGTAGTGCCTACATATTCATATGCTAGGTTGTATAAGAAAGGTGATGTTTTAATTAAACATAAGGATAGGTTTAGTTGTGAAATATCTACTACCTTAAATTTAGGGGGTGATGGATGGGCTATATACATTGAACCAGATGAAAACAAAAAAGCTGTCGAAGTAATTTTACAGCCTGGCGATATGATGATTTATAAAGGTAGCCTTTGTAACCATTGGAGAGATTCTTTTCAAGGTGAAATATGTGGTCAAGTATTTTTACATTACAACAATAAAGAAACTAAAGATGCAGAAAAAAATATATTTGATGGTAGATCTGTGTTAGGTCTACCCATAAATTTTAAAGGAGAAAGGAGTTAATTATGGAATATTTATTAATTTATACGATAGTATATACTTTTATAGGTTTACAAAACGCAGGAATATTATAATGACTTACAAAATTAACATAACATTAGAGTTTAAAACAAGACCAACAAAAGCTGAAGTAGAGGACAAACTATTTTGTTTAATAAGAGATGGTTTTACATTAAAAACAAAGGAAGAACATGAAAGAGAAAAACAACTTGTGGGCAAAGGGCAGTCCGCATTACCAAAATCTTAAAATACAACCTTCACAATTTATAAACAAAAATAAATTATTGTTTGCAGAGGGTAATGTAATTAAATATGTATGTCGTCATCAAGATAAAGGTAAAGCTGATGATATTAAAAAAGCTATACACTATTTAGAAATGATATTAGAAAGAGATTATGGTAATTCAAGATAATAGTTTTTTAACAAGAGAACATAAATATCATATAGATAATGTGATATTAGGTAAATATTTTCCTTGGTACTTTCAACCTGATAGTCAAGAACCTAATGGTGAAAAACCATATTTTGGTCATGCAGTTTTACAGAGACCAGATTTAAGAGAACCTGGAGAGCATTTTAAATCATCTCATGGGGAATTTTGTGTTGATGTTTTAAATAATTTTTGCAAAAACAATAATATAAAATATAAAGAAATTTATAGAATTAATTTTAATTTAGATATAAATAATGGTTATGACATATGTAATATACATGAAGATCATACATTTGCACATAATCAGTTATTAGTGTATTTAAATAATTGTGATAGTAGTTTATGTACTGTAATTAAAAATAAAGATAAGGAGATAAAAATTAAGCCAGAGAAATTTAAAGGTATTAGTTTTCCAAAAAATTTACACTATCACTATTTTCCAAAACAGGGTAGAAGAGTTGTCCTGGTAATGACGTATAAATAATATGTTTATAATAATACAAGATAATTGGTTAGATAAAGAAGAATGTAAATATCTTATTCATTACTACGAAATAAATTACCTTAAAGCTCGTAAATATAAATGTTATTTTCCATTGGTGCTGCAATCAAATGAAATACCTTTTTTACAAAAAAAGTTTAATGAAACTGTTTCTAAAATAAACGGATCAGAGTATTCCTATTGTGGAATTGTAAAATGGAAACCAAATACAGAATTATATCCACATCGAGATTTTGAACATTCAGAAAAAAAAATTACTAATGGTCACGTTATGGCATCTGTAGTTTATCTAAACGATGATTATAAGGGAGGTCAAACTTATATAGATGATGGAACTGTAATTGAACCAGCACAAGGTCGTGCTATATTTTTTGATGGTATATGGTACAAGCATGGAGTGAGAACAGTTAAGAAGAATTTTAGATATACACTTGCAGCTTGGTTTAAGGCAAAAAAAGATGGATAAACAAGGTACAATCATAAGCAAAACATTTTTAAAGGCACTCAGTGGTCATTTAAACAGGTTTTTATTTGAAACACAAGCTCATAGGGGGTTTCATGAGTAATTTGCAGTTAGTTTTTAATTTAAAGAAGAATATATGGTCTGCGCCAGTAGAATATAAAGATTTAAGTGGTGCAAAAGAGATAGCTATAGATTTAGAAACTAGAGATGATGGGATAAACGAAGGTCTGGGAGCTGGTTGGGCTATGGGTAAAGGAAAGATAGTTGGTTTTGCAGTTGCTACTGAGGGTTGGGAAGGTTATTACCCTATGGAACATTTTGGTGGGGGTAATTTAATTAAAGAACAAGTATTAAAATACATGCAAGATGTGTGTGCACTACCTTGTCGTAAGATATTTCATAATGCACAATATGATGTTGGTTGGTTAAGAGCATATGGTATTGAAGTTAAAGGAGAGATCGTTGATACAATGATTGCAGGTGCTTTAATTGATGAGAATAGATACACTTATAGATTAAATGCTTTAGCTAAAGATTATCTTGGTGAGATGAAATCAGAAACAGATCTAAATGAAGCTGCAAAAATGTTTGGTGTAGATCCTAAAGCTGAGATGTGGAAGTTGCCAGCTGAACATGTTGGACATTACGCTGAACAAGACGCACGACTCACGTATCTTTTATGGCAACAATTTAAACACATTTTGAACAAAGAGAGTTTAGAAACAGTTTGGGAGTTGGAAAGAGATTTATTGCCTATACTTATTGACATGAGATTCAGAGGTGTAAGAGTTGATTCTGAAAAAGCTCACGGCTTACAAAAAGACTTTGTTGATAGAGAAAAAAATTTATTGCACAAAATAAAAAATTTAGTTGGAAAAGATATTGACATATGGGCAGCACGTCAGATTGCTTGGGCTTTTGATAAATTAAAGATAGAATATCCAAGAACAGAAAAATCAGGTGAACCAAGTTTTACTCAAAATTGGTTATCTAATAATGAACACGAGTTTAGTAAATATATAGTTCAAGCAAGAGAGATTAATAAATTTCACAACACATTTATATCAAGTATATTAAAGTACGAACACAATGGTCGTATTCACGGAGAGATTAATCAATTAAGATCAGATAATGGTGGGACTGTATCTGGCAGATTGTCTATGTCGAATCCAAACTTACAACAATTACCAGCAAGGAGTAAAGAGTTTGGACCATTGATAAGAGGTTTGTTTTTACCTGAACAAGGTTGCAAGTGGGGAAGTTTTGATTACTCTCAGCAAGAGCCTAGACTGGTGGTACATTATGCAAGTAGTATCGGTGAAGGGTACGAAGGTAGCCAGGAACTTGTTGAAGCTTATGCAAATGCAGATGCTGACTTTCATCAGACTGTAGCTGACATATGTGGTATTGGTCGTAAACAAGCTAAGACCATCGGGCTTGGTTTAATGTATGGTATGGGTAAACATAAATTATCTACTATGCTTGGTTTAGAATATGAAGATGCTGTTGCTTTAATTAATAAATACAATAATAAAGTTCCTTTTGTAAAACAGTTGTCTGATAGATGTATGCGTAAAGCAAATGAGTCTGGTGCCATTAGAACTAAGAAAGGTCGTAAGTGTCGTTTTAATATGTGGGAGCCAAAAGATTTTGGAGTATATACACCTGAAAAATTTGATAATGCAGTAGCTAAATATGGCAGAAATAATATCAAGCGTTGTTATACTTATAAAGCGTTGAACAGGTTAATACAGGGAAGTGCAGCCGATCAAACGAAAGCAGCAATTGTCGCTTGTAAAGAAAAGTTAGGTGAGGTTCCAATTTTACAAATACATGATGAACTATGTTTTAATGTAAAAGAAGATAAGCAGATTAAAGAAATAAGTTCTGTCATGGAAAACTGTATGGATCTTAATGTTCCAAGTGTTGTCGATGTAGCTCTTGGTAAAAACTTTGGTGAAGCTACTTAATATAATTATGGTAGCGTTTTTTCATTTCTTCTTGGTCATGTACTATAATTTTTTTCTTTAAATTATTTATAGCTCGATCTATATACACCATCTCATTAGTATATACACCATGTTGTTTGTACATGTTAGCCCACAAATGTTCTAACTCTACCTTTGCATTTAATAATTCAGTCATAACAACCTCTTACCTATAAATTAGGTTAATTACCCTTATATGTCAATAACCCCTTGTATTATCCGATAAAATACCCTATATTATAAGTATGTATATTTTTAGGTGGGATAGACTTACTGTTTATAAAAAAAACAATGCGAATCCTATTAACCAAAGCTCTAGTGTAGGTCAGTAACTTTGGGAATACATGCTCAGTGGGCAGGACTTTTTTTTAACATACTAAAGGCACAACTGCCCACATAACATAACGGAGAAAGAAACATGAAACAGAAAAGAAAAATAAGATCATTTAAAAACTCAGACTGGCTGATGATAACACCACAACATGTAAAGTTACACATCATGAGAATAACAACTTCTTACTGGTATAATCCTAAAAACAAGATTACAATCAGAATACCATTGGAGGAAACACATCACATCATGATTGGTAAACATGGTTACAAAGCAGCTGATGAATTATTAATGACAGAAGAGTCTAAGAAAAAGAACTGGTCTCTACTAAAACCATTAAAGGTGGCGTAATGAGTAAAGTATTTGAACATTATTTAGAAGAAG